CCGCCACCACCACCAGAATAACCACCGCCACCGCCGGCCCAACTATAATTTACATAAGAGGCATTGTTAGAAGAATCACCAGAAGCCCCGCCGCCACCAAAACCTCCAGGAAGAGTGTAATTACTATTTCTTGTTATGTAACCACCAATCCAATTATTTGCACGGCTTCTTCCGTTACTTCCAACACCCTTTGTTTCTTGACCATCAGATAATATGCCGGCACCAGCACCAGCCATAAGCACACCTCTAGTGCTTGTGTTGCCGCCTAATCCACCAATACCACCGTTTGCTCTTGAACCATTTTGTATTAATACTGTTGAACCATTTGATGTTGTTACATTACCATTGGCAGTATTTTGTGTTGTAAGTAAACCTGTTGCAACCGAAGCTGCACCGCCACCACCGCCAGCAACAGCATAATAAAGGTTGTCGCTGGTTCTATAAACAAAAGTTCCACCACCGCCCGAACCAGCATTATAGTTTGTTCCTGTTGTTGTCGTTCTATCTGTACCTTTTTGGCCAACAACAATTGCTAATACATCGCCTTGTGTTAGAGTGACTTCATTTGTAATGAGAGCACCAAAACCACCAATAATTCTTGGACTTGCAACATTATTATTGCCGCCAGACGCTCCCGCAACAGTAATTCTATAATTGCCTGTTTCTGGAACTGTCCATAATTGTATGCCTCTAGTTGATACATTAAAATATGCAGTATCATTTAGCCATGCGTTATTTGCTGTATCATAAGAGGTTAAGCAATTTGCAAGGTATGGACCGTTATTACCTATAGCATCTGCATTTGTGAATGTGATTGTTGTGAAAGCATACAAAGCACTGGTAGGGTCTGGAGTAATGAGTGTGCCAGAGCCAATGGTAATACCTGGTCCAATTATCATTTTAGATTTCTAAGTGATTGTGCTACGGTCATGTCTACTGAAATTTCTGAAGAAATAATATCTTGACCTTTAATACCTCGCACTCTTTCTGGCATACAACTCAAAAACAAAAGATATGTTTTGAGAGCTGAATAATCTTCTTTTGACATTTTAAAAAACAATAACCTTGTTGCAACTTCTGGTCCAAAAACATTGTTTAATACGACCAAATGATTTAACACTAATTGCTCACGAAGTTCGCCTAATTTGCGATAACGCTTAAATAACCGTTTGAGGTAATTGAAGCGCTTCATATCTTCTTTAAACTCACTCATTATACAGTTTGGTTTATCGTATGCTTTAATGGAATAAACCATCACATTTTCATTGGTCAAATTATCAAAAGACATTATTCTATTTCTTCGTTGTCCTCCCCACCGTCAGCCAAAAGTTCATCCATTCTCGCATCATCGCCTACTTCAGCAAAAAACACATAATGACCTTCATCGGTGAGATAATATAAAATGTAAATATTTGTTGATAAATTTTCTTGACCAAATTGTTCTATATCAAAAACAATTTCATCTCCTTCGGGGTTAGCATCGTAAAGTGCTGGCATATCAAAACCATACCTATGCAGCACTTTACGAATTGCCTGAATACCACCTTCTGGAGAGAGAAAAGGTTCATATAACTCATTTGTTAACCGATAATTCATTTCCATACGAATTTTAGGGTTCGTAATTGCTGACGACCCTTCACCCGTTGGCTCATGTGCATCGGCTGCTTGACCAGATTGAATACCGGTCAATTCTTCAACAAACTGTTTAAACCGCATTATGTGTTTGCGTCAGGATATGTTACATCATCAGCTGCATCGCCATAGACAGAGCCCATAGCAACGAGTGTTTCTACATGAATACGGCCAGCACGACCTCCAGTTCCTACTTTACGCAAAACCCAACCAGCATGAGCACCAGCAGTATTTGCTGCGCCTGCACCAGTATTTGATTTTTCATTGGCATCAACACCAAAAACACCAATTGCCATGCCAGCAACACCTAAAGAGGTGCTGATAGTCGCAACAGTTGTATTACCAAAAAGTTGTTGGGTGTTGGCTGTTAAACCTAAACCGCCGGTAGGACCAAATTTTGGCGCATTGTTGGCGGCATCTAAATTTCCCCATAGTGACATTATTTTCTCTCCTAAGAATTAAAATTTTATAGTATATTTATGCCTACACTCGGTATCATATTTTTGTCAATGTAGATGATAACTCAGGGTCTTTCTGAAAGGCATCTTCAGAAGCCGTCTTTTTCTTCTTCATAATATCTTTTACAATTTTAGCCTTCTTAGATTCTTCTTCTTTGATAGGCTTCTTCATTTTTTCAGCTTGTTTTTGCATGGCCATACGAGCAAGGTGGCGTGCAGTAGAATAACCTGCACCATATTTGCCAGCAATAACAGAAGGTTTCTTTGGTTTTTTATCTGGTTCAAATGGAAGTTGTTCAGTTGCTTCTCCCATTGGTTTACCTTGTGCGTTACGATACTCACGCTTACCTGTTGATTTGCCTTCTTTATCTACTTCCTGATATTCGTAGGTCTTTTCACCAGTTTCACGGTGAGTAGCTTCTTTACCTGTCTTTGACCATTCTTCATTCATTTCAGCGGTCAAATAATTAGCAACAGTTGAGATATAATCTTCTGCTAAAGTAATTTTGTTCTGACACCATTCTGGTAAATTGTCAGCGTCTTTAATCATATCGTGTAGTTTCTGTGCATTGGCCATGATAGAACGCAAATCAGATTTAGCCATATCACCTTCTTGGTCATATTCACCAATGTCAAACTTGTCTTTTACTGCCTCTGAAACGGACTTCCAACCACCACCCATTGCTTTGTATTTTTTGGCTGCCCAACCATTTGCATATGCAGATGGATAAACATCAAACTTGGCTTTTGCTTGAGCTTTAGCCTGAGCCCATTTTTCTGGTGAAGTAGGAACATTTTTCTCATCAATCTGTTCAACTTCTTCTGCCATTTTTTTACCAAAAGCATCAGATTCTTTTTTCTGCTTTTCATAGTGTTTTCTTACAAAACGAAAAGCTTGTTTTTCTTTACCTTTGGCAAAAGCAACATCTCTAGCTTTGGCAACTAAATCAGAAGAAATCTCATCAATTTGCTCTGTTTCTTCTTTGAAACCTTTTTTCTTAAAGTTAGCAAATTGTTTGTTGGTTGCTTTGACAACACCAGAAAACCTTTTGTTGCCTCTTGCAATATCACCTTCTTTATCAGCTTTTGTAGAATCAGCCGAAGCTTTTTCTTTGTAACGATGTAGGAGTTCAGTAGATAACTCCGTAATGTTTTTTTGTTTATAAGTTTTCATAGGTTCTCTGTTTGGTTTATCTGTTAATGTTGATTGAGCAGAACCAGCAACTTGCTGAGGGTTATCACCAGAAAAATCTTCATTTATTTCTTTTCTGCGTTGTTCATTACTTTTAACATTTGGATGGTCAGGGTTTTTATATGGTGTTTTTCTGAAACCTTTTTTGTCATAGTTACCAGATTTCTTTTTAGAAATGGCGGTAGCTGCAGCAATAGCCGCAGCACTTGCTTCTTTCACACAAGAACCCTTATCATAAGCTTTTTTGCCTGGTGTTGGTTTGTAACCAGGCCAACACCGTTCACGCAAGCTAAAAATTTCAGACAACTTTTTCATTTCAATCTTTCTTGGCAAGTTTTGTAGCGGTTGCATACATTACTGACTTAGCACGCTCACCATAACGCTCTTTGAAACCAGGCATTTTCTTTTTCATTGACTTAACAATTTCTTCTTTTTTCTTTGCCTCTGGTTCTGTGAGTGTGCGCTCTTCCAAATCAATTTCACTCTTTTGAATGTTGTTTGGGTCAGTCATATCAATCACTTGAATTTTAGTATGAGTTTCTTCATTCTTTACTGCTTGAACAGCGGCCGCAGCAACATCAGCTTTTTCTTTGCCTTCTGATTTAGCCTGAGCTTTTTTGATTTCTTTCTCATACTCATCTTGTGTTGGCTCTTCAGCAAAAAATGCCAAACCATCTTCTTTGTAAGCTGCCATCATTTCAGAGAATGTTTTTGGTGTTTCTTCATAAGCAGTAAGAATTTCTTCTACTTCTTCATCTGTAATGTCATGTTCAACATCTTCTTTCATACGGAGTTTGGCAAGAACAGCACCAGCAACTTTCTTACCACGCTCTTCTGAACCATATTTCTTAGCAGCAGAGGCAGCAATCTTACTAAACATTTTGCCTGGTTTGCCAATGTCTTTACCTGCACGAGCAGCAGTAGCAGAATAACCCATTTCATCAATCTGCTCTTGTTCTTCTTTTACTTGTTTGCCATACTTCAAAGAGTTTGCTTTCTCTTTGTCTTTTTGAGCACGAAGAATCTTAAAATCGTGTGCATCAATTTTGTTGTTTTTGTTAGCATCAATCTTGTGTTGTTGTCCTTTCAATTGCTCGCCCATAATTTGAGCAGCAATTTCAGCAACACCAGATAGTTCTTTTTTGAGGTTCATTGTAGTTCTCCTAATGAGTTTAAGTATTTGGATTTCTTACGAGAAGTAAATCAAATGCCGCTGTATAACGACCATTGTTACTTCTTGTTGTTATTCTTACATCAATGTCAGATTTTTCTGTTAGTTCTGGTGGAAAAGAAAATGGATAAGTGTATTGTCCGCCAGCACCAGAAACTTCAAAACTATGACCTACTCTAAACGCTGTTGTTCCGCCATATCTTACGAACATATTTCCTGTTGCATCTGCACCTGCCTGAGCAGAACAGGTTCCCTGATACAAATAACCAGAATAATATCTTGGTATTGTATAAATTGCCATAAGTGTTTGACCAAAACCTGCGGTAATCAATGCAACATCAGTAGAACCGTTTTTGATTGATATTGTTCCAACATTTGTGTCACCGTTGCCCATGTATGCACGATAGACACGAATAAAATTATTTGAACTGGCATTATTTGTTTGTGTAACCAATTCAATTTCTTCTTCTAATATGTCGTAGTTAGAATCTAAACCAACTACGATAACACTTGTGTTTACATCTGATGCACTTGAACTGCTTACTGTAATTGTATTTGCACCTGCGTTCCAAACAGACCATGGATAAATCGTATCATTTTTATCCCATACCGTGCCTGTTGTGTTCGTTGCCATAGAAGGAACCGCACCAAATTTATGAACAGGAATAGTTCCTTTAACTTGGCCACGAGCAATTTTTATTCGCTCATCTTCTAGGTAAGCAATTTTATTTGTTTGAGACACTTAACAATTCCACTTTCTTAATGCTTTATTGATACGGCTATCTGGATCATTTGCTGTCTTAGCAGAAGTTAAACGCTTCTTCATTCCACCCATGCGAGCACAAAATGATTTACGGCGATTGGCTGCCTTTGAACCTGGCTTTAACTTTGATGGCTTTGTTGTAACGGCCATTGAAAGTTTTGAACCTGGATTTTCACGGCGATACGATTCAATACCTTTGCGATTCAATCCACCAGATTCAGATTTGCCTTCTTTGCGTTGCCAAGCAGCAACTTCGTCAATCTGTTCTGTTTCTTCTTTCATAGATTTATTTTTTTCATTGTGTTTCTTTTGAAGTCGTTCTGCCTGATTAAGTTTGTTTTTTGATAAATTATAGTCACCAGATTTTTGTGCTTCTAAAGATTTATCGTGTGCTAAATACATTGCTTTTTTGATAACATTTTTAGATACTTCATCCAGTTCAACTTCTTCTTTTACTTTTTTATATTGTTTTTGTAACACCTTTAAAGCATCAGTTTTAACTTTATCGGTTTTAGAGGGCTTTGCTTTTTTGCCTGTTGGCACACCTTCTGCACCACGGCTTGAAGAAGGTTGAGATTTATCCATTTCTTCAATTTGCTCAACTTCTTCTTTTTTCATTTCGGCTTTTGATTTGCCAAAAGTTTTGTGAACAAGTTTATCTAACGCAGAATGGAATTTACCTTCTTCTTTCTTAGAAGCTTCTTCTACTTGTTCTTCTTTTACAATGAATGACTTAAACTTTTTCATCCTATTGGCCTTTTTGCTTTAAATGTTTTAATGTTGATACCTTTTTGTTTCAATACATTATCATTAAAATCACTCATTGATGTAGCATCTTCACCGCCAGCACCAATAGCTTCTTCAAAAGGTTTTACATTTTGCTTAGTTTTTAATCCTTTTCGCAGAAGATTTTCGCCTGATGCAGACATTGATAAACCAGGTTCAATGCCTTTATCAATTGATTCTTTTACTTTTTCTTTTTGCTTGGTGCGGATTTTTGCGAGTGTGATTTTTGTGGGTTTCTCTGCTTGACTGCCGGCTTGGAGTTGGATGCCGTCACCTTTGGCGTATTCGTTGGCGCTGGTGAGCTCTGCATATTCTTTGCGAAGTTGTCCGACTTCTCCTGTGCCACTCGGATTGGGCCGTCCAAAGGATGGCTCTCTGTTGGCTTCTCTGATTTGCCAAAAAGGCTTTTGATTAGGTTTAACATCTTCATTCTCCTCATTTAATTTAATGACATAGCCATTCTTATACGGCATGACTGTACCGTTAATCGTGTGTGCTTCTTTAGCTGCAGCTCTACGAAGCATAAATGTTCTTACTTTACCATTTTTATCTTTAAGTAATTTAATTTCTTTCTTTTCTTCATGGACATTATCATAATCTACTTCGTCAACACGGTTACCTAATAGTAAAAGGTTAAGTGATGACGAATCTGATAAAGAATATGATTCTGACAATTTGCCTTTGCCAAAATTTGAAACATTAATTGGTGCACCTTTACGCTCTGGATTTGGGTCATGTCGGCGTTTAGCAGAAACGGCCGCTGCACGCTCTTTTTTACTTAACTTGGCCCGCTTTTCATTTGACATACATTTTGGTTTTGCTTCGCCTGGTTTACGAGCGCATGGACCAATTGCTTCGCCTTTGCTATTGATTCTTTTCCAACCACCTTTTGGATGATTAGGGTCAAACCATTGGCGTAAATCTTCTGCAAACACTTCTTCAAATTCTTCATTAACATTTTTCTTTGGTGTGCCAGATGAACCTGATACAGGAACTTTTGGTTGCTGAGGTTCTTCTCTTTGAACTTCAACCAATTTATCGTGTATTGAGCGATGTGTGACTTTACCATTACGACCATAACGGCCAAAACCATAATATTGTAATCCCATTTTACGAGCTTCTTCACCGGCTGCAGAACTAGGATGTGGCGCTTGTTCTGCACCTTCTTTTGGTACTGGTAATTTATCGGATAAATCTAATTCGTGTGCAACCCATAATGAAGCTGCTTCTGATTTTGGTGGTTCTGCTACAAATTGTTGAACACCTTTATAAAGGTTTAACATTTCATCTTTTTTAGCTTTGACTACATCAGGTGTTGCTGTTCTTAAATCTTCTGAATTATCAAATTCAGCATATCGGTCACCAAACATCTTTGCTAATTCTGGTCTTGCATTTTGTACCGCTTCCCATTTTTGACGGCGAACATCTTCAGGTACAGTTCTGCCGCCTCTTTGACCTCTTTCAACATTTCTTTGTGATGATACTTCGTCTTTTGTATTGACCATAATCATAGAAGTATCATAACCAATTTCTTCTAAACGCTCTTTGATTCGTTTAATTTTTTCGTAATCATCACCTGTACCATTGATGATAAGACCATTACGACCTGTAAGTGCTAATCGTTGACGCAACTCGGTCATATTCTTGGCTCTGCCACGAACAGCATCTCTTGTTTCTTTTTCGGACTCAGGCATTGTTTTGTCAAGGCCTTCTTTGTCCATTAAAAATTCTAAAGCTTTGTCTGAATTAATTTCAGTAAGTCCATGGCCTGCAAGTGTGTTATCAAGCACATAATCTTTACCAGAACCAGGACCGCCAGCTAAAAATACTGCTTTGAAAATGGCCTTATCGTGAACTCCTTCAACAAGCAGTTCTTCAAAATCTTCATTGATATCTTCGTTGATGCCCATGCCTTTACGAACATGACCAAATAATTCTTTAGCATGAGCATCAGTCATAGCCGATGGCACACCTTTACGAAACTCTTTAAAGTTGCCTTTTGATGCGTGTTCTCTCATTTTGGATGCTGACATACCTTCTACGCCTTCAGCATCAGGGTCACGCTCACCAGCAGAATGAACTTCTATCTTTTTGAAATTAAATGAACCGTGTGGGCCTTTTACGCCATTGTATTTGTGTAAAAGTTTATGATATTCTTCAGCCCGGTCAGAACCACCAACCATGTGAAAATGAGTTACACCTTGCTTGTGTAATTTGGCGGCTTGGGCTAGAAAATTTGGTGCAGAAGAATCTGATGCAGTTACATTGACACCAGGAAAAGCACGCTTGGCGTGTTTGAGTTTTTGAGCGGGAGTGAGAGGGTTCTTTTGTGGGTCTTGCGAATGAGAAACAACTATGTGTGCAGAACCACCAACTTTATTGGCAATTTCTTTAACTTTGTTGACTAACTTTTCATGGCCAATTGTTGGTGGGTTTAACCTACCAAAGGCCATTACTGCGTGTTTTTCTTTCTGCTCTTGCAGAAAATCGCTAAATCTCATATCTCTCCCGCCTCTACAGCGTTATATTGATACGGTATTTATACGATTAATGTGTTCTAATTGTCAAAATCCTGTCATCTGGCGGAGGTGCCACATCATTGCCTATCTCCATAGGCACCTTTTCGCCAACATTTCCTTTGTCAAAAACAATGATGGAATCATAAACAGACATACACTTAATATTGCGTGTAAAATAGTCAGGTTCTTTTTGGCCTCTGGCATGGTCTGCATTAATACTGTCAATCATTCCTTTGGCTACATTGTTAATAGATTCTGGTGCATTAATGCTGCCGCCATGAGAATCCCAATAGGCTGCATGGGTATCTTCAATGAAATAGATTCCGTCATCTGCTAATTTTGGAAACAAAAATTGAAATGTTTTATTGACATGAGCAACATGGTGAGAACCATCATCAATAATCAAATCAAATGTACCAAATTCATCAATCAAACTCTGTAGAAAATTTTCATCTGTTTGGTCACCAATACGAACATTAATGCCTTCTTGTTCGTGTTGCTTGCAGTTTGGGTTAATGTCAATACCAACAATTGTGGCTTCTGGAAAATAGTAACGCCACATCTCTAATGAACCGCCGTTTAAAATACCAATCTCTAGTATCTTAATTGGTTTGTTGCGAATTGAGCCAAAATGTTTTTCATAAATTGGAAAATAATGTTTCCACTTTGTAATTTTTCTACCTGTGTTTGATGTAAAGTAATTCCACAAATCCATTAGTATCTCTCCGTTTCACCTGAACCAGCTACGATGCCAGCACATTTAATTCTATCAAACTCAATCACATTTCTTCTATCTAGGCACAAATAATGAGCGTGTTCTGTATCAATGCCATGTTGAATTACATTGTTCAATATTGGTTGTAATGTTTGTAAATAATTGTCCAATAAAGATGGACAAAATGAATACATTCTTGTAATGTAAAGGTGGTCAGTAATGTTTGTTTTTCGCTCTGGTGACATCCAAGAAGGAATAGATTTTTTAAATACATATTTACCAAACTTGTTATCGTATTCTTTTATGTCAAAATCATCTTCTAATATAGTTCTTGCTGAGTATTTAAATATTCGTTTTACTCCATGCATAAACTTCATTAGTTCTTTGTTTTGTTTAAATTGAATTAGAGCATTAAACAACATAACAATTTCTGCTTCACTTTTACGACCAGAAGATGCCATTGCATAAACATCTGGATGATTGTTAAACCAAAATGCTTGGCAATATTCACTAATTTTCTTTTTAATTTCTTCAGAGATGTTATGTGGTGAGCCATCAACGAAAAGAACCACCGCATCAGGCACTTTTTGTTTGAGGTTTTCTAATGTCTGAATTGTTTGTAACAATCTATTTTGTTCATTAACAACACCAATGTTAGCGTGTAATGCCGATGTTACAATGAATAGGTTTTTATCTGGTATAAAGCTCATAATTTTGTTTCATTGATTCTATCATTAACGATTCAATATCTTTGTTTGGTTTCCAATCTAAAAGTTGTTCTGCTTTTTTGGTGCAACCTAAAGAAAACTTTTTAACTTCATTTTCAATTACAAAATCTTGTATTGGCTTGGCACCTTTATATAGCTCATCATAATTTGACCAATACTTAGCAGGTTTCTCAAAACTATATTCAAAACTACCAAAGGCCATTTTAGCATAACGAATGATATCAGAAACAGAAGTTAAAGTTCCCGTGCATACATTGAATGTTTGTCTGTCAGTTCTTGGTAATACTTTTTCAATCATTGACACCACATCATCAACATGAACATAATCTCTTGGATGGTTGCCAGATGAATAGAATGTCATTGGTTCTTTACTTTTAATTTGTCGCACAATGTAATTCATTAGAGGCGGTGATTTACGATGAATGTCTTGTCGTGGACCAAACACATTGAAGAATCTTAGGGTTGTAATATTCATATCATAGTTACGAATATATGATTGAATTGTTTCTTCCATAAGTTTCTTAGACAATGGGTAGAATAACCTTGGCACTACAATTGATTCTTCTTTAAACGGCGCTTCTTTTGGGTCATTGTTTTCATATATTGCTGAAGTGCTAGCAACAATGACATGAATACCTTTTTCACGAGCTGCATTGAGGATATTGACTGTACCGCCAACATTTACATCAATACATTCGCCTGGATCAGATTCACATTCTGGCAAAGAAGTAATTGCTGCAAGATGAATAACAACATCAATATTATGGTAATCAAAATAATTTGATAACTGTTTAGTGAATGTTCTAATGTCACCTTTAATTAGTTGACAGAAAAACTCTCCATTTTCCATTAAGTTTTCTTCATACCCATTATTTAAATTATCATACGCAATAACTTTGTGGCCATTTTGTGTCAGTTTTAATGCTAATGTAGAACCAATACCACCAGCTGCGCCAGTAATAAAAATATTCAAATCAAATCTCCCAAATCTTCGCTGTCTCTTTTGATATTGATAGCGAGAGCAGTAGGATATGGATTTGAATTTGCATAATCATTTATCAATACTCGTTTGCTATGATGAATACCCATAATTAAAGGACAACCACCGAAACCTAGTTCATCTAACATATCCAATGTCAATTTACCATATTTGTCTGGTCTAGATGTGGTAAAAACAATTTTACACCCTCTTTGTTTTTCTTTTAATAAAGCAGTAATGTTGTCCCACAATGGTTCACATGGCTCATAGTAATCCCACTTTGACTTAACAATCGTGCCATCAATATCACAGAAATAGGTTGGTTTGTTATTATAATCAAACCAATCATCTGCGGTGCCTACATCTGTAAAATTACCAACATTACTTTCAATAAACACGGTGCCTTCTGATATCATGTAATCTACAATATTAGAAACAAATATTTCACTTGTAGTAGATAACTTATCAAAAGCATCTACAAAGCTTTGTGCGGTTTCAAATTGATAACCGCCAACACAAAAATGATTACTTACAATTTTCTTTTCTACAACAGAATTAATAATGCCTTGGTCGTTTGTAAGTGTATAACTTTTAGCACCAGCTGTTCTGATACCTGGATGTTCCGACAAACTTGCAACATAAATTACATTGCCGCCAACCTCTTGTGTTTTATAGAAACCGTCACAATCTTTGATTAGAAGCGAATCTGATAATTTTACTCGGCCTCTTTTGATGGCCTGATAAACTGTATCGGCCGGGCCAGCAGTTGGTTTATCCAACATAACAATGTCAATTTTATTACTAAAAGCTTCTTCTAATTTCTTGCGAGCTTGGTACCTTTCATCATGTTCTTTAAGAATAACAATCGTAACACGATGAACGCCAATATAATGAGCGGCCGCATTTTCAACCATCAGGCGACCAGCATAATCGGTCAACAAATATTTTGGTCTCATACCAGGAAACCGTGATGAAGCACCAGCGCAAGGAATAATTACTTCCATAATTTTCTTATCTCACTTTCAACAAATTCTTTATCTGCATCATAATATGTGTAAGGCAAAACTCTCATTAACATCAGTATGAGTAAATAATCATCGTAATAATGGCGATAGGTTTTTAAAGTATCATCTAATACTTTTAACTTAGAATCAAAATAAAACTTTTCGCCACGGATAAACCACTTACAGGTAATATCTTGGCGCAATTTAGCTAAATCAAAAACATATGAATCATACTCAGTAGTTAGTGGGTCAATTAAAACAAAATCACCCGTTGTTTTATACAATATGTTTTCTAAAGTCAAATCACCATGATACTCTGACGAAGGTAAAAATTTTGGTAATTTATTGTATAACTCATGCCCTCTAAATGGCAGGTCATAATTATCCCAAGGAAAAACAGAAAGTTTTTGTTCGTATATCCTAGAATAATCTTTTTCAATTGTAGTCCATAAAAAACTATCAATTGTGGTTTTTAAAAATTCAGCCAAATCATTCACATTATGATTCGTCAAAAAGGTTTTCATATCTTCATGCTGAATATATTCCATGTCATATGAATCACCATAAATTTCTAATATTTTTGGAATAGGCAAGTTAAGGCGAGAAAGAGCATCATACCTTTCTATATTACGACCAATACCTCCGGTCTTACGAACAAAGGTCTGACCATCTTTTTGCATCAATTCAACTTTACTCATTGAATGGCCTTTCAGCTGTTTGATTACTTTTGCCAAGATTCAAAATCTTCTCTCAATAATGAATGCCATGTGCCGTTGTGTGGGCCAGGTGGAAATGGGTGATTGGGGTCAAAGTAAACTAAGTTCTCACCAGTTAAACCTTTTTCACGCCAATTTGCAGCCATCATTTCTTCACCAATCATAATTGTGCCAAGGTCATAAAACTTGTTAATTTGATTAAAACAATCTGCATATTTGTCCATATTTTCAGGTGAAGAAAATGCAAACTGGTCATTACCAAAATCTCTCTGTGGTGTCATACGACAATTTGGTATGTAAAGTTTGGTGCTATCTAACTCTGCAAAAGGAATTACCACATTTAGTGCGAAATCATAACGAGAACGAATTACCCAATCGTATTTTGTTGTAGATGCTTGTCGCAGTTCGTTTGCTTTCATTAGAGAGTAAGTAAGATTCCATGCTGCACGAGCAGGGTCTTTTACTTTCCAATTTGGTTGTGGTGGTGGAACTCTTGTGTATTTTGATAGGTCATTTGTTAATGATTTTTCAATCATCAACGCTGTTGGATTATAAAGCGAAATATCTTCAACTCCATTTGTATCCCACACATGGCAAAAAACATCTACATCATAATGGTCTAATAGATTTTTTTTGTGGTATTCATAACCTTGTTTGACACACCTTGGCTGTCCACTCAAACACAATGCAATTTTCATTTCAACCACCTATCATTTGCCAGAGTCCAGTTTACAACCTGTTCAATACGCTCACTCAAAGCAATCTGTGGTTCCCATCCCAATGATTTCATATATTCACCGCTTAATGAATATCTAAGGTCATGGCCTGGCCTTGCAGAATGAAAGTCATTCATTTGATAGTGCAATTCTTTGCCTTGCACTTTAGCAATCATCTGTGCTAAAGTAAGATTATCAATTTCTTCTTTACCAACAAGGTTAAATTTAGGACATTTGGCACCACCATAATCTTTAGAAAATGGTCCTTGTAAACTCAAAACATGAAGTAGACCATCTGCTACATCTTTTGCGTGAATGTAATGGCGAGAACCTGCCTTGGTCTTTGTTGGGTCAGAATGAATCATAATTGTTTCACCTGCACGGACACGGCGAATACATAACGGAATGTATTTCTCTGGATGCTGACGCTCACCAAATACATTCATCGTATGTGTAATGTATAATGGCATCTTATAAGTGTTTTCAAATGCGACACAAATTTCTTCTGCGGCAGCTTTAGAAGCTGAATAAGGGTTTGTTGAGTTATACCTGTCTCGCTCGCCATAATAAACGCCCTCTGGTGCAGGACCAAACACTTCGTCAGTAGAAAAATAAACAAATCTTTCTAGATTGCGTAGGTTTCTTGCGTAGTTTAAAAGGTTGGTTGTACCAACCACATTGTCCATCACAAACTCCATAGGGAATTCAATTGAACGGTCAACATGAGAACCTGCGGCTAAATGTAAAATAATATTTACATCGCCAAGCAAACTAATAATCTGTGCATTTAGTTCTGCTCGTAAATCATGGTAAACAATTTGAACTCTCTTTCTATCTTGCGGTGTAAATTGTTGCATCACATCTGCAAGACGATTTAGATTACCAGAAAAGTCCAAACGGTCTAATGATACAATCTCCCAATCAGTTTTTTGTATCAATGTTTCAATCAGATGGTGTGCAATAAAACCTGCACCACCAGTTACTAATACTTTTTTAGCCATATTTTGCCTCTATCACATTTTTCCAATAAGGAATTCTATCATACTGATGCACAATTGTAAAGGGTATATTGGCAGATGTTGTGATTTCACCATTTTCCATTTTTGGTTCAGGTTCTACCAATAAAGGCCTAAATTGTTCTATTTTAGATGGGTCTGCTGTTGTGCCAAGTTGTGCAGCCCAAGCATCTTCAGACCTCAAATACACGGATGTTTTTCTAAACCATGTGCTTTGAATCATAAAGTTAAAGGTTGATTGGTCACAAATAGGAATTGGTCGGCCAATAGCTGCAGCAAAGATATTGATAAACAATTCTTTCATCGCTTGACCTGTGCCAGCCAAAACGCCAACATTATAAATTTCATTACCTTTATAATGGTCATAGATGTAATTGCCATATGTGTCCATTAGGTTTTGATTTCCCCATGGTTCATCAAAGTAACGCAAAGATTCTGAAGCAAACATCAACTCTTTATCATCATTGAGTGTTTTTTCAATATAGTCAATTGGGTTACGCTGAAACACCACATCTTTTACATCTGTAGTGATGACATAGCGATACTCTCTTTTTTCTAAGAAAGCGTGCATATGTAGAAAGCGCTCTACATGAACAGGAATACTTGATTGGTATACTAAATTTCCATTGTCATCTTGTTTGGTGCCAACGACAATGAACCCTGCTTCTTGGACTTTTTTTATGGTGTCTCTATCGCAGTTGAGAAGAACCAGGACCTTATCACCTTGGAATCCTGATTTGTTGATTGAGTTGACCCAATATTTTAATTTGGACCAATCATAGTTGGTACTTGTGCCGATTATCAAATCTTTCATAATAAACCTCAGTTGTTATTAATTACTTATGCTTGTTATAATCCTTAAATCGTTTTATTCCTTGGCCAGGTGTTGCATTTTGATAATTTCGCCGTAGTGTATCTGTTCCCCATTGGCCAGCACCAGCAACAGGCAAAATATCTGGCTTTGCTTCTTCTTTTACACTCTTATGCAACTTCATGCCAGTAACTTGTTGAATGTGGTCCCAAGCTTTACCACTTTCTTTATTCTTTATATGTTGTTGAAGTTTCTTTTTTTGTTCTGCATTGGCTTTTTGGTGAAACCTCATTAGTTCCATCATACCAATGTTGCCAACATATGCAGCTTCATCTACCTTACTTTTAAACATTAACCCCTCGTCAAAGTAAGAATCTTTTGCATTTGTTTTTCAATAATTGGACCACGATTTGGCCAATGAATATATGGTTGATTAGCTGACTTATAAAGGTTAGTAAGAAAAGGCATAATAATCTTTTCTACCTGTGCTAATCTAGCTTTGTATTCTTCTACAGTTTCATCTTTCTCAGCAATAACTGCTTGATATTCAGCTTCATCAACTGTAGTAAACCCAAAGTCATCTTCACCATACTCTGCTAAAATTTTAGTAATATCGTATGCCATTATTTGTCCCAATTCTTTGCAGCATTAAAGTTTGCTTGACTAAATTCTAATCGGTCAACCAATTTAACTGCATTACCTTTTAACCTATCTACCGCAACAAACCCCTCTGGTGCAGTAATTCTGAAACCATCATCTGTTTTTACAAATGTACCAATTGATTTGACAGTTTCTAATTTACGAACAATCATTAGTTTTGCATCTACTAACAGATTTTGTAAATCAAATATAGACCTTAATTGTCCTGCATTTTGACGGAAAAACCGCATGATTTCCGTTTTAGCTTGTATGCGTTTTCTTTTTGCTTCTTCTTTTTTTACATCAGCAATATCTTTATTTAGCTTCGCCTCAACCCAGCGAATCAATTCTAATGTATGTTGATTTGTGTTGGTAATTTTGGCACCTTGGCGAACTTTAGCATTATTAAATGTTTTGATATAAGTTTTAATTACATCATTTGAAGCAACACGATTCAATACCATTGAATTAATACTCTGAAATGTTCTGCCTGCCATAGAAAGTATGGTTGTCAATTGCTTCGTTTCTTCTTCTGTAAATGTAGCGGAGCCAGAGGTATCAACAAATGACGCATCACGGAACCAAACATCTTTAGTATTTGTAAGACCGCCAATATCAACATTAAAAGAGGCCTTCATATCCTGCATCTTCTTACCTGTGTATGATGTATGAAATACTACACCAATTTGAGCATCTAACATTGAACGAGCAAGTTTCGTATCTGATGGCACAGCATAGACAATCGTGTTTGGTTGAAAGATAATGTAAGATTGATTATCAATTACTTGCTTATCAATATCACCTTTTGTAAACATCATATCGCCTTGCAATATGCCTTTGATGCCGAGTTTTGGTAGATAGCGTAGTGCTACTTTAAGTTTTTTATTAAGGCCTTCTGTTGGATGGTTGTTATCAATATCTTCATCTGTATAATTTAATTTTGGGCTGACATTGAATACACCTTTGGTGCCAACAAAGAATTTACCATTTTCTGGATTAATACCAGCAAAAATAGCAGGTGCGCCATCCCACTTCGTAGTAATATTCACTTTTGATTCAGCATGACCTGCCAACATATTACGGAGTGATTGTAGAAAGTTAATGGCGGACCTGGCACCAGTTACGCCAAAATTTAGAACTTCATCCTCAATATGCTCAAGGTGAACATTCTTACCTTCTTTACCTTCGGTTAAAAATTCTGTGAAATTCATTAGCTATACTTTATAAAAATACTACTATTTTTTGTTGCTGATGAAGCATACTCAAAAATATATTTACAAAATGCATCTTCTTTTTTTGATTGTAATACTGCATATACTAAACTAATTCCAAGATATTTGGACATCCACCAAGTTTTATCTTTTCGGTGGCCAGCTTTTGCCTGCATTATTAAGTTGTCTAAATTATCTTTTGATTTTGATAAGTATTTAAACATCATAGCAAATTCTTTAAAGTCAGAATCTTTTGGCTTTTCAATTGGCACTTGATTTGGTTGTGTTAATTTAGTTCTAGGAACTCCCGCTTCTATAGCACCAGACATTACAACTCCGCCGCCAATTTTTCCACCTGCAGCGCTTTTACCTTTAATTTCTCCTTGCCAAGAAGATGGTTGTGGTCTGCTAGAAAAATTACGAAACTGAATTTCACCGTCAACGCCTTCTGATTTGTATTGTATGTAGATATCTTTTGAATCAAACATATTTGCGCCGAGTTTTATTCCTTTAAACTGTGCTATAAGTGGTTTACCATTATTAAAAATTTTAGAATGTGCTTCAGTTGCTTTAGGGTCTAATTTTTTTAAAGAAATACCAATTAAATTGGTTTTTGCAAATTCATCATAGATGTAACGGTTATAATCTCTAAGGGTTGGCCAACCATCCTTTAATTTAAAATCTTTTTTGGCCATCCAAATATCAGCAGGATTCCATTTATCATCACCAGTAATTCCACTATCTTTTTTAAATTTTCTCCATTGATTGTAAATGGAATCTACAAATCTACCTCCACGGTAAAACTTAAATCTTTTTCCTGTTTTAGCTCCAGGAACTTCTTCAAAAATTTTATTTGCTGTTTTTACGATGCTGAGAAACCATTTTTCGTCAAGGCCTTTCATACATTGTTTTAGTGTTCTATCGCAATCAGCATCAGCAATTGTTCTTTCTGTAACCTGAGATATATCGCCAAGAGGTTTACCATAGTGTTGTCTAGTTGCACAAGCATATGCTTGCAAAGATTCTGCTAATGCAGTTACTTCTGCACCAGCACCAGATTGACTTGAAGTATCAGTATTGACTTTAGTAGGAATTTTCATATTCATGTATTTATCCTACTACGATTAACGGATAATGTCAATCTCTTTATCGCCTGTCCACACCTCTATCTCTGTTCTCAGTCGGTTTTCTGTCTGAAGTGTTGTAAATCTACTACAAGCCTTCTTTTTCCACCATTCTATGATATTCTCCATGTGAAATTTATCATAGTTTTCCTTGTCTGGTACAAGTTTATCTGACTTTCCAATCACCACATCTTTGAAGTTAGAAAAACCATAGTTTGAATAGTAGTATCGTTTTCTTTCAGTCAAACCTTTGGCTTTCTGGATGGTGGCCATAAATGTGTCATAATCACTCTTATGGTTCTTTAATGCAGCCTTCGTCATCGCAATAATCGTATTGCTAATCTTTAGTTTGCGACTAGAAGCATCAGCAGGAACAAATTCACCAACAATACCTTCAACATATTCTTTTAAATCTTCATATGGTTTGCCATGCATCATTGGTAAAAAATCAGATTCAGTTACACCACCAAATCTTAGATAAGGTTTCATACCATCATATTGAGATACGGACTTTGTGGTGCCATACAAACTGGTGGTTTCAAACAAGCAAGTATTCATACCATACTTCTTGTTCAATATCTCACGCACTTCATGTGAACAACAGATACCTGCCAGCAATTTACCACCAAGATAATTGAAACCAAAAGGTTGCGCTGGTACAATTACAAAACCCATCGCAGCAGCACGATTGAAAGCCTTGGTTGTTTCTAGTTCATTTGTCATTACACAACCAAGAAGTTCATTTCTTGGCTTCATCATAATTGTTGGAGAACCAAGACGAATGAAACCAACCCATTTCTGAGTTTTCTTTTCCATTACAGCCAAGCGAACATTACGGCCAGGTGATGATAGATTATTGTGTGATGAAATAATATCCAGATATAATTGCCATCTAGCCGATTCTAGTTCAACAACCTCAAACTCCATATCTTGTGGGTTCATGGTAAAATCATCAAACAAATCTGCTTCTGGTCCACAACCTGGCAAAGCAAATGGCATTTCTGCGAGAGAGTTTAATTTCTGCTCTCGCATATACTCATCTATTCGGTTGAAATCACCAAAATAATCTTCAAAAACCTTGGCACAATGCAAGGCCTGGTCATAATTTAAATTCATACTTTTAGACCATCAAAATTACGATTAAATTTGCTTTCTCTTGTGCCAAATGTATTGATTGGGCCTGTATCTTCATCTTGACCAGAATCAGTAATGCCCTGTTGTGCTGAATCTTCTGCATCATATAGTCGCATTTTTGACCTGTCAACACCAACTACAAATCGTTTGAAGGCATTTGGGTCACTATAACGATTCTTTAATTGTTTGACAAGAATCTGATTCAGACCTTCTAGTTCTTCATTTGAAATCAAAGCAAACATAAAATCGGCCGTTGCAGGCAGACCAAACGATTCACTTGTATCTTCCAAGCCAGGGTCTGAATTGGTGAAACCGCTTCGGGTTGTTTGTGTCGCAGAAACAATAGGTAGGTTGTTTTCAACGGCAAGACCACGCAATTCTTCAGCAATAGATTTAATGTAAGTATAACTGTTGACATTGCCGCCTGGTTTGATTCGTGCTGATGAACAGATGTTTAGATAATCAATAAAGATAATATCTGGTCTGAAATTCTTCTTCAGAGCAAGTTCGTTTAGCAAAGCACGGAAATGTAGTGCAGAAGCGCTGGCAGTTGGATATTCTTTGATGATAAGTTTACCATGAGTTTTGGTTCTGAGGGCTTCAAACTTGCGCTCATAATCAGATTTACTCATCGTATGAAGTTCATTGAAATCAGCATTGAGTAAGTTCGCATCAATACGCTCAGCAATCTTTTCTTCGGCCATTTCTAGTGTAATATACAACACATTATGGCCTTGTGACAAACAAGAGCCTGCCATGTGACACATAAACAATGATTTACCAACACCTGTGCCTGCAAGAGCAATATTCAAAGTTTTAACTGGCAGACCGCCTTTAGTAATCTTGTTGAAAATATCCAAATCAAAACGAATACGACTTTCAACACGGTGATAGAAGTCATATCGGTCATCAAAGTCATTCATGTAATCGTGACCAACATTACTGTCAAATGAAACACCAAGAGCATCAGCAAGAAGTTTTGGTATTTCGCCTTTTGATTTTTTGGAGTTTTTGTCATCAAGGATATGCACAGATTCCATGATGGCATTGTAGATGGCTTTATCTTGGCAAAACTTTTCTGTTTGCTCAGTAATCCAAGACAACTCTACAGTTTCATCTTTTGATTCTTTGATTTCGTTGAGAAGTTCAATCGCCGACCTTACTTGTGGTTCGGTCAGCGATTTACTTTCGGTAAGGTTGATTACAAGGGCTTCGTGTGACGGAAGATTCTTGTATTTGTTTGTAAATTCAAAAACTTCTTTGAAAATGATTCTTTCGGCATCTTCACCAAAATAATCAGAACGAATAAAAGGAATTACTTTTCTTGTGAAAGCCTCATTGTAAATTAAATTCTTCAGAATTATCTGTTCTAATCTGTTCATCTGCCTTCGCTTTATTCAATACTAATTGTTGTAAGATATCACCCATAATTGTAACAAATCCTTCGTCATTTTGCAAGAGGTCTATGTCGTGTTTGCCTGGATGAACGATTGTAAAACCAAATTGTAACCTAGCAAAGCCGTTATCTTCAACTACCCTGGCTTTATGGTAATGGTAAACTACGCCTTCATACTCGCCTTTTAGAACTTGTATACCAGTAAGGTCACTATCTTTGAATTCTATGAAAGCGTAGTCAACTCCTTCTTTAAGCACTTTCGGTTTCCTCCAACTCTGCATCTTGTCCGAGAATACTTCCAAAAGCAATAGAGTACCGTTGCTTAATGTATTCATTAAACTTCTTATCATTTAGAATATCCTTCCAAAATTCTTTTGAGTTGGTGTCTGTCTCACGCAGTTTAGCACCAAGCTCACCACTTTTCTGGTCAACTTTTGCATACCAACCAGGCGATGGCTTCTGAACAAAACCTCCTTCTAAAGCAATTTCTAAAAGACCAGAGTATTTCTGAATACCGCCATCAAATGAAACAGTAATAGGAATTTTAGATTTCTCACGCACATAACGAGATTTTTCAACATTGATAATGAAGTTGTAACCAGTAATTTCACCGCCATTTTTATCTTGTTGACGACCAAGAATCCAAATTGTATCAGCAGAGTAATAAGAACCTGTACCACCACCAACAATATCTTTAGGGAACATACCAATTTCTTTGTAAGTGTGATTGACAACAACCATTGGAACATCTTTGATTGTTAGGTGTGGTGTAATCATACGGAACAATGACTTGATTTGTTTGGCACGGGTCATATCTGCAACAGATTTACCTTCTAACGAATCTTCAACTTCTTTGCGTGATGCCAAATTACCAATTGAATCAATGACAATAATCACTTTGTCATCTTTGTCAAGGCCTTGCAACTGATTCATAATATCATGTTTCAATTCTTCAATGTCAGTAATTGGTGTATGAAGAACTCGGTCCATATTGATGTTAAATGTTTCAAAATATTTTTGTGGTGTGCCAAATTCTGAATCATAAAACAATACGACAGCTTCTTTATATTTTTTCATATAAGAAGATGCCATCAAAAGAGCAAATGCTGTTTTGAAGTGTTTAGATGGACCTGCAAGCATTGTAAGTCCTGGTGTTAGGCCACCATCTAATTGTCCAGATAGTGCCACATTGACCATCGGCACATCTGTTTGTATCATATCTTTTTCATTAAAGAATTTTGATTTAGCAAGAATAGACGAATCTTTAATCGTTGTATTCTTTTTTAATTTATCTAGCAAACTCATATTAAAAAGTGCCTCCATCCATTTTGGTAATCTTTGATTTGGGAATAATTTCGTTACTTGTTGTGTCCAAATAAGGATTAAATTTTACACTATCCTCAGGTGGTTTGTCAAGTGGTTTTACTTGCTTTCTGGTAAATTTTGGCCATCTTATTTGTTTTTGGTGTGGTTTTAATTTACGGTAACTCTGTTGTGATGCTATAAGAAGTAACACGGCAAGTGGGTCAAAAACAATAATGATTGTAATGATTACTGCTCTTACAGCTTTATCTATGAATGAAGGGTCATCTTTATCATAGAACATTTCGGCGATATATTTAATTGGACCAATCTCTGCCGCCAATTTGTTTTCTTCTGCCATCAAAGGCAGTTTTTCGTTTGTAATTCTTTTTAATTCTGTTTGTGTTTCTTGTATCTGCCTATCAATACGAGCTGATGCTGTAGCTGGGTCGCCTGCTCTCTGTAAAAGATATGTCAACCTTTCTTTAGCAATTTTTTCTTGTGTCTCTAATGTTTTAAGTTGAACAGAATTGGCACCAAGTGTGACATTAGATTCTAGGTGAGCTTTTGAAAGGTAACCAAAGATACCCATTGATGTTATAATCATTAGCAATATAACAGCAGTCAAAAAATAATATTTCATTATTCTTTTTGTTGTATTCCAATTATTATACACCCAAGAAACAGTAACGAGTTTAGCAAGCTCTAATACTGAACCCATAACTACGATTGGCCAAAATGAACCAGGAAAGATTTGCGCTAAACCAATTACAGAATAAAAGGCAGCTATAGCAGATAATGCTAACGCTGTGATTAAAGGAAAAATTACTTGTGTCATGGGTTATTTGGATGGTGAGGCACATCTATTACAAATGTGATTCTTGTTTCTTCACCAATATTCTCTGTGCCATGTGATAGTTTATTATTGAACCAAAGAAATGTTCCTGGTTCTACGATAACGGATTCTCCGCCAACTGTATACTTATAACGACCTTGTATTGAAAGGTGATATCGGTCTTTCGTGAGGTAATATGTTCCCCAATCTATGTGTTGACCGACTATCTTTTTTGGCGGCAAAGCCAAAAAAGCACACCGAGCAAAACGACCAAATGTTTTCCAAGCCCAGCGTAACACTTCTGTATGACGGCTACAAGCAGATGTGGGTATGCAGATTTCAGAATTACGAACATCTTGGCCAACCTCTGATATTGCACCAACCATCAATTGTAATACTTTAGCACTTACAAGGTTGGTATTAGGGTCAAGCATATCTCTATGTTCCATTTCTGTTTGGATACCCCAATCTTTTGGATACATTTCTAACTGTTCTTTGATTTTACTTACATCAACACCAGTTTGTATAATGCGAATATTATCCAAAGAAATCCTCCAATGAGTTTTGTTTCTCTGTTTTCCAACCCATACAATCCAATACGACACGAATTGGTTCTAAAAAGGCTTTCTCAAATTGCATATCATAATCAATAAACTCTTGCAAACCCATTTCTTTTGGCAGTCGTTGAGGAAAACTGATGACAGTATCTTTGATTGGGTTAGGCATTTTCAGATAAGCAAACTTTAATTTCTCACCTTCTTGTATCATTGGATACTTGTTCTCTAATTTCATTTGTTTAATATGAAAGTTGTATAGAATGGCACCCTTTACATGAATTGGTGTGCCTTTTTTATACAATGTAACTGAATCCGAATACTGTGCAATGCCATTACAACCTCTTGGTGATGAGATATCTTCTGGCGGAAGTTTCATAAATTCTTCTTTGAAAGTTGAGATAAACTCATGCACATCTTCTTCGGTGCCCATCATCATTAGGTTCAAAACATATTTCATCTTTTCACGGATAACAGAAGGTGTAGATGATTTGACCATCTCTAGACCCATCACTTTGAGTTTTGGTTCTTTGTAAACAACACCTTCGTTATTAAATACATTTAGCGCATAGCGTTTTTTGGCAGTCCATAGACCTTTGTCTGCCAACGCTTCACGCTTCATTTGCATTTTTTGTGAGTGTGCGTGAACATAATCAGCAAGTTCTTGGTAGCTTTCATCAATAAATGGTTGAATTTTATCTTCGCATACTTTGTCCATGAAGGTGATAATTGCATTAGTGTCCGTCTTTTCTTTATACACCTTATCAACGAGCTCACCAAGACGGAGATAAATGCTGTCTGTATCTGAAGCAATAACATAATCTTTTTCCGTTTTTAATAATTTGTTCATAAATTGATTGAGTTTCTTCTCAATCCAACGAATACTTAATTGACCTGCTTGTGTAACTGCAAGTGCCTGACGCAAATCATAGAAACGAAAGTATTGTGAGCCAAGAGCACCATAAGCAGAGTTTAGCGAAACTTTCTTTGCAAGTTGTAGATTGTTATATCGTGCAATGAGTTTTTCTAGTTCTGCTTTTTTCTTCTTATCAGTTTCAACTTGATAATCTTGTTGTGCCTTAATCATCAGTTTCTTAAACTTTTTTCGGTCCTCATACATTTCTTCCATCATCTTAGGAAGAAAACCTTGTTTACGAGTTGTAAAGTATTGACCGTTTGGTGTCAATGTAACACCTTCTAGTTTGCTTGTATCAACTTTCATATCAAGCATCTTATCAACACTTACACCATCAGAAATAATACGCCGCATTTCTAGTGTGTATTCGTGAGGTTCAATAATTGTTTCTGGTGAAATATTGTATTGAATCAACAAATGTGGATAAAGAGAGTTTAGGTCAAACGATGCAACCCAATCGTGCTTACCAACTTGTGGTTCTTTGACATATGCGCCTTCAAATGCAGAATCTTTTTCTTTGCGTTCTTTTGGTGGCACAATAATCTTTTGTTCCATCAAATAACAATTGATTAGAGAATCCCACATACGAGTTTGAGCAAACACATCTTCAAAGTTCGTTTTAGTGTCATATGCCAGAGTTACAGCCAACTCAATCAGTTTCAACTTATCTTCTAGTTCAACAATAAGTTCCACATCTTTGATATTATACTCAATAAACTTTTGATAGTTTAGTTTATACAATTGATGCAGGTTGTCATACTCAGAATAATCTAGTTTGTTTGTGCCTAGTTCAACTGAAGCAATGTGGTCAAGTTTGTAGGACTCTTGTGATTTACCAGAGGGAGCATACCAGCGGTATAACTCAATATAATCAAGACAAGAAACACCGAGAATCTCATATGTTGTTTGTTTTTTACCTTTAATAATTTTTTCACGCTCTGCAAGACCACCCCATGGAGATAGTTTTTTGGTCAAATCTGGCCCAAGAATTCTTTGCATACGATTGTGGAGATACGGAATATCAAAGAACTTAATATTCCAACCAGACATAATATCTGGTGTGTTTGCTTCCCAATCCATCAGGAAGGTTTTAAGTAGGGTATATTCGTCTTGGCACTTGATATAGTCAACATCATCACGGGAATTGTCAAAATCCCCACATCCGTAAACGCTTAACCTTTTATTTAGTCGTTTTACAGCTACGGCGGTCACCGGTTCGCTGGCGGTGGCTGGGTCTGGGAAGCCGTTCTCTGACCCAACCTCAATGTCAATGATGGCTATGTCAAGGTCTTTGATGTCCCAATCTATGATACCCTTCTGAGTATCAGCGATATAGGCATACTCAAGCCTGGTATTACCAAACATCTTAAAGTTTTGAACTTCTTCATACCGTTTGATGAACTCTTTAGCCTCACGGATAGAGCCAAACGATTTAGGTTCTAGCACATCGCCCTGTAACGAGCGCCATTCGGTATTCTTGTTAGTGGGAAAATACAAAGTCGGAGAGTATTCAATCTTCTGCTTTACTCTCCGACCGTTGTTGATGCCTCGGTACATAATGTGATTACCAAAGCAGAGAACATGGGTGTAATATTTTTTAGACATTCATATATTATATCAGATTTTAGGAATAGATGAGGCAATCTGTATGCCACTTCCGAACATTTTGTTATATTGATTTACTAATTCACGGCTTGGTGTAGTAAGACAAAGAACATCGTCCATTGATACTTTAATGCCTGTATTGAATTCTTCAGCATATTCTAAAAATGGTGCGAAGCCCATCATTGGGCCTTGTTGTGTTGGTTGCACAATCACCTGAACAGGCTCTTTCATAGAGATTTCTTTTTCTCCTGTGCAATCAATCTCAGCCAGAATTGTTTGGTTTGTTTTGAAGGTTATAAGTTTAACAGTCATACACGAACCTCCGTATCAGCTGACAATACACCAATTGTAACCCAGCGTTTTGGAAAAAGCATCTCACGCCCTTGGAAGTCCTTCATGTCATAGGTCGGGTCTTGCATCCAACCAATCACTTCAACACTATTGTCAAATTCACGAAGCGCCAAATCATACTTCTCGGCCCGAGGCATTTTGTTTTCAATGGCTAGTTTTTTTGCAAGTTCACGAATGTTCATTCTTTTCTTTCTTCAAAGTCATAAAAAAAATCATTGTTATTTCTAGCAGAGTGTTTATTGAATTTCTCTACAGAATATAACTTTGTTGCTATTTTAAAATCTGGTCGTTTAAATTCAGGTACAGTCAAAGATGCATCATAGAAAAGGGTCTTGTTATTTGGTTGTGCCGCATACTGACCATTATCTAATTTGATAAAGTTGTAACTTTTGTGTTCTTCAACTGTTTCAGAAAATCCTGTATTCAAATAACCAGGGTCGTTTTGGCAAAAATCTACGGTGAACATATACTCACCGAAGTGCCATGTTCTGTCTTTGTCCAAGAATTTGCATTTCAACATTCGCAAATTATCTTTTTCAATTACAGTAACATTATAACTCAAACAGTCCCATATTTGCAAGTAGTCCAAAGGCAAAGTTGCAGTTTTAAGGTCTGTTTGCCGTGATACAAAAGCATGGAGAGGAAGTTTATCATATAAAGCACCATAATTAGGCAGAAGTGCTTCAATGCGAAAGGCTTGGCCTTTGATACATTTGATTGTCATCCAAATGCAAGGTTCATATTCTCCATGACCTTTTTCAAAATCATAGAGAAACTCTTTCTTAACGAAGCATTGAACTGGTGGTAGATTATGAACGAGAAATGCCATTAACTATTTAACACTTTTGCAACGGAAGTAATAACTGCTGCAATTCTACCAATGTCACGCAACTGTTCAACAGTCATACCTTCTTTCTTCAAAGTATCATAGTGTGCCTTAACACAGAAATGGCACTTGCCAACAATACTCGCAGCTAAACTGTAGGCTTCAAAATTGGCCTTCGTTGTTCCGCCGTGTGTTGCAATAGCGTTCATACGCAATTGTGCTGGCAAACCAGAAAGGTTAGGGTCATTTACCATTTCAACATATGGATACCAAACATTGTTCATACCCATAAGTGAAGAAGCGGTCAATGCTGCGTCACACTCTTTGGCATCCTCCAAACCTGACTGTATAAAGGCAACGAGTTTTCCATTGCCTGTTGCCATAGCAGCGGCCAAGGCACAGCCTTGAGCAACAGTAGCATCAAGAGTGCTACGATTGATAACAGAATCCAAATTGAGTTTAGTGTCTTTCGCATATTCAGGCAAAGCCTCCTTTATTTGGTCAACCCAACTCATAGTGTTTCACCACCAACGGTGCGATTACAGGCACACAATTCACCAGTTTGCAGAGCATCCAATACACGCAGAGTTTCTTCTGGTGAGCGACCAACATTTAGATTGTTGACAGTAATGTGTTGAATAACATTCTGTGGGTCAACAATAAATGTTGCACGGAGAGCAGCACCGGCAGGGTTGAAGAACACACCAAGTTGTTCTACGAGGCTACCAGAAACACATCTGTCTTTAGACCAAGAAGCTTCTCTTTGCGTATCAGCAAACTGAATGTGTTTAATCTTTTTCAAATCTTCATGTGCATTTTGCCAAGCCAATTTACAAAACTCATTGTCTGTTGAGCCCGTCAGCAATACAGCATCACGGTCTGCAAAATCTTGGAATAGTTTATCATAAGCCACAATCTCTGTTGGGCATACAAATGTGAAATCTTTTGGATAGTAAACGATTACTTTCCATTTACCAGAAAAAGATTCTTCCGTAATATCAAAAAACTTATCTGAACCAGGATTAATGCCGGTTACGACAAACGGTTCAATCTTATCACCTACTGTTTTCAATTCAATTCTCCTTAATAGTTAAAGTTTATTAGGTTTATGACCTTAATAATACTTATCAATATTGTAACACAAAAACCATCATTTGTCTAATATTATTTTTTTATAACTGCTATCTATTTTTTCAATAATCGTTCATTTTTGGTAAGATTGGTAATAATTACAGATTTGCCTTTTAACTGATAATCTAGCTTATCTCCTGGCCGCCAATCTAATTCTTTTACTAATTCATCTGGTAATTGTATAATTGCGTCACCAAAACAATCAATTGCCAAAACTTTGGTTGTATATGTTTTTTTATTGGACATTTGTAACTCCTATTCCACACTTTTGAAGAAAAGAAATGCCTGAGGTGTCACGATAATGATTTTTAAACCAAACATTTTTAACACCAGCCTGATGAATTAACTTAGCACAATCTAAACAAGGCGCATGAGTGATAAACATATCAGAGCCGTCAGTTGAGTTTGTTGAGCGTGCCACTTTTGCGATTGCATTTGTCTCGGCATGAAGCACTTCTGGTCGTGTAATGTTTTCTTCTGTTTCACAATTATTGTCCCAGCCACTTGGCATTCCATTATAACCAATACCAATAATCGTGTTTTCTTTTACAATGACACAACCAACTTGTAATCTTTTAGCTGATGAAAGTTCTGCATATGCTTGTGCAGCTTTCATATGAGCAGAGATGAATTTTTCTTTCAATTTAAAAACACCAAAGGTACTTCTGCTTTTCTTAAAGAATTCGCAAAGATAAAAAACGGAACAAACCTCTCATTTAGAAAACCAGGGTATCTCCAAGGAAGAGGTTCAGAGGTTACTTGTTGCGTTGGATAATTGTTTGGACTATTAGACCAAATGTATTCCATAATCTGAAAATATTCACTCACTAATTTTTTAAATAGGTCTTTACGAACAATGTAAACTCCTTCAAAACTAATGATGTTATTGGTTGTAAACCAACTCATGTGTTTTTCGTATGACGGATTTACTTTGACAATAGCTTGTTTAAACAAATCCCAATATACCTTAGGTTGTGATTGCAGGTATTGTTCTTCAATGTTTACATTAATTGTTCTAGCACGATTGATAATTATATCAACAGAATCCAATAATTTTGAAGCTGCTTCCAATTGCTCATCTGAAGTTAAATATTTTACAGATTCTTCATTGGCTGGCATTGTAACCTTTTCGTGTGGGTTATTATGAGCATCCACAATAAAAAGGTAACGGCGATATGACCCAACACCAACATAATCTGGCATATCATAACCTAAATTTGATACATAACAATCGGTTGCTTGTTGGCCAATAGCCCGAAGAAATTCATTTTCTGAAATGCCAGAATAATAATGACGATATTTTAAAATGCCGCCAAGTGTAACATTAATAAAGGCACCTTTATCAGATGGTGGGTGCCATTCATACGGCCCGGTACCTCCAGCATAACACGCTTTGACCCAAGAAGAATCAAAATTAAAAGGAAAATCTTTGTGAAGGTGCATAAACATTTTTATGTTCTTCATTATTCTTCCTTAGGTGTGCTTTTGCTTTTCTTTTCTGATTTGACTGGAATAGAGCCAATGATTTGTGCTTCAATCATGGCTTTTTTAAATTGATTTGGATTGGTGCAGAGTTTACCTGCCATCATCCGTTTGGTTGTTTTACTCAACCGAAAGTTTTTATCACGCTTTGTCATAATATCTCCAAGTAAAGCGGGGCAGAGCCCCGCCGAGTTATGCTACTTTCTTCTCTTGTAGAAGTTGTGGCTTAAACTCTTTAAGTTCATTACCAATTTCAATCTTGCGTGGTTTCTTGTGCTCAGGAATTACATTCTCTAAACCAACACGCAAAATGCCATCTTTAAACTCTGCACCACGAACTTCAACGGTGTCAGCAATGGTCAATTGTTTTGTAAATGACCGAGTGCCAATTCCACGATGCAGATAATTCACTTCAACATCTTTATCTTTCCTTTCACCTTTGATAGTGAGGGTTCCATTTTCTGTTGTGATTTCAATTTCATCTTTACTGAAACCAGCAATAGCAAGCTCAACGACATAATGCGTTTCGTCTAGCTTAATGATGTTATGTGGTGGGAAAGATTGGGTTACTTTTGTAATATCTGTAGCCAAAAGTTTTTCAACATCATCAAAGAAACGCTCAAAACCCAAAGTTGTATGAGCCAAAGGCCCAAAAGAAATACGACTAACCATTTTTTATCTCCTATTAAGCGAGTTAATCAAATTGCGGCCCATTAGGCGCCGCACCATTATTTATTCAAAAATCAATAATCGTTTGGTTTTTTGCCAATGTTATATTTGGCAATTAAATTCCAATCGTCTTTCTCTTTGAATGAAATAATTTTTATCTGGTGTAGAGGTGCAATATTACCTTCTATCAACCTGCGATTCAATATTTTAATCAAACCCCATTCTTCTAGCAAATTTGCAATAGCATTCCGTCTTTGAATGTCATTCTCAGATATGTTAGAAGGCTTGCCATCTAAAGCAAACAACTCTTTAAAATGCACAATATAATACTTGCCTTGTTTATGAAGAATGTGGCAAGATTGATATAATACTTTTTCTTTCCGTGAAGATACACCAATCCGAGTAAGGGTTTCTCTTACTTTCAAAAAATCATCTTGTTCGTTGAGCGAAACCTCAATGAACTGTGTCAAATCTACCATTTCATTTCCTTAATCCACCGGTATCGGTTTGTTCTTTTAATTGTTGGATTTGGTCTTTGCTTAGTAGACGGAGTGCCTCACGGGCTTTTGAATCGGAGAATCCATAGATTTGTTTTATACATTCTAAATCATCACTTTTCTCAGCCTTAACCCACTTCGCAAAGGGTCTCTTTTGAGACCTGACGGTATTTAGTAAAAAGTCATTCTGCAACTTTTTGTCTAAAAAATGACGGCGGTTCATCTCATTTGCATACAAAACGCAATCTTTATGGTAGGATAGAGAGCGATTTACGATGAAAGGGTTATATTCTTTCTCTGTAAGGTCGTCAACAATTAATTGTTTTTTACCTTGTAAAATTTCTTTAACATAGTCAAATGGGTTCATAATATAAAATCAATCAAAGTTTGTTTTCTTTTCCATTCTGTTATTGGTCTAACAAAAGGAAGTTTCAATAAACTATCAATGTTACCACACATATAGTCATCATTCTTAATTTTTTTACCGCCTTGCTGATGACCAAATATGTCGTTGGTTGTTTCTAAAACTTTACAGAAATCTTGTTTTGTAAACCATACAAATATGCTTTCTTTTTCGGTTGGATTTATGCCACAAAAAATCAATCTTTCCCAATCTTTATTTTTTGAAATGTGGTTTATTAAAAAGCAATCTTTAATGCCTTTGTTGCACATTCCAAATTTAATTTCTGTTTTGTGGTCATCAATTATTCTATCGTGGCCAGCATTTGTTCTTTTTTCTACTGTATGGCCTTTACTTGTTAAATATTTCTCTACGAACATTTCACCAAAAGTCCCTTTTTGTCTAGGGTTAAGATGAACATAACCTCATAACCTTCAAAATAAGTATTTTTCCAAATGTCGTTTTGTTTTTCTTTGATATATTTGGTCAAAGACCCATCTGAAAATAAAGAATCAAACAAAGTCACAATTCACCATAAGTTCTGTCAGACAAGCAACCATATTAATTTCTTGGTCAGCAACAAATGCAGCTTTGTATTGATAGTCAGCCAGAATCAACACCGCTTGTGGTATAGATGTTGGTTTCAGAATGTCATACAATGTATCATATAGTTTACGAAACATGGTGGTATTGTCTATTTCGTGTGACGCTACCCACTTACGAATAGAAGAAAAATCTTTTGATGAAATGTGCTTGGTTAGTTCGCTGATTGAAATGTCAGCAATCTGTGAAAGAATACCAGTATCAATCTTACCAAACTGGCTGTATCGCTGAAGTTCATTGAGAACACGGCGGAAATCTGGAAAGTGTTTCTTAATTAATTCTGCCAAAACTGCATCATCAGCGTCAACGGATTCACTTTGCAAAACTGATTGAATTCGTTTGAAGAACGCCGAAGCCATCTTGGCCTTCTCACCATTCTTGAGGCCAAAGTCAATCACCGCACAACGGCTGTGTAGCGGTTCTATAATGCGATTTTTGTAGTTACAAGTAAAGATGAACGAGCAATTGCTTGCGAATTCTTCAATCGCATTACGCAAAGCCGGTTGAGTTGAGTTTGGGTTTAGATAATCTGCTTCGTCAATAATGATGACCTTGCGGCCGCCAGTAAGTGCCATTGAAGAAGCATAATTCTTAATCTTGGTTCTAAATGTGTCAATACCACTTTCATCAGAACCATTGATTACCATGAAGTCGCAACCAATTTCGTTGCACATCGCTTTCGCTACGGTTGTCTTGCCTACTCCCGCACCGCCACTCAATAGGAGATTTGGTATCTCCTTTTGATTCACATACTCCTGAAATGGCTTTTTCAGACGGTCTGGAAGAATACAATCTTCTACCGTCTGAGGCCGATACTTCTCTGTCCATAACAAATGTTCCATAAGAACCTTTCACATATATCATAATTTAGTCACGCTCATTTAGACGAGCAACAACGGTCAGAAGGTCCTCTTTAACTTCCCAAGAACCAGCAGGACCAGCAAAAAGAATTGTTACTTTCTTTTCTTTGTTACCTTCTTTTGTAGCTACAACTGTTTCACGCTCATACACATTAATAATATGGTCAGGGTTGATAGCAATTGATTCATCAACATGACCTTCTACTGCGTTTGTGAAATATTTAAATGCCATTTTAAGATACCTTTTCAAATTTAGAACCTTGCTCTGTCGTAATCCAATACTGTAGAGGAAGGGTTTTGTTTTTGAAATGAGAGATGCCTTTTGAAGAAATAGAAACATCATAAGAACCACTCATAATTTTAGTGATGTTTTCTGTCTTAAATACCATCTTGTATTTGTTACCATTGCCATCAGCAATTTCTAGTGCGTCTGTGTGTGCAGAATCATTTTGTAGGTCAAGTGTAACAATGCTCACTTTTTTACCATCTGATTCAATAGCAATCTGTGGTGATGCAAGAACACCTGCAGCTCGCATAACCCATTCAAAATCTTCTGATTTCAATTCAAATTTAATTTCAGCATCAGGCATTGTCAATTGTTTCTCAGGTGGAGTAACAATCATATTTGATGGTGTGAAACGATATTTGATTTTGCTACGACCTTTGTTACCAACAATCGTAACCTGCTTCTCATCAAACTCAAAAGATGGGTCGTCTTTGTGTAGAGAAATGACCGACAAGAAATTGTTTAGGTCATAGATGCCAAACTCAGCAGGAATTTCTTCTTTGATATCTACTTCAGCAAGAATGTTCTTGTGTGAAGATACCGTTTTAAGTGTTTTACCTTTTTTGAAAAGGATACCTTGGTTGATTGCACCAAAGTTTTTAAGAACCGAAATGGTTTCGTTTGATAGTTTCATACTTACCTCTCATAATTAAGATTTATCAACAGAGTATATTGTATCATGTTCGTATAGAAACATGAGGCAACACATAGCATGGGCCAAATGGTGTTTACCAGATTCAGGGTCTAACTGTTCTCCCTCTTTCCATGCCCACAAATGGCGATTTAAAGCATCAAAGTATCTTCGTTTGGATTCTGGTACATATTTCCAATTATCAGGCTCATACTTCTCAGCACCAAAAGTAAGAATCTCAACTGTAGCTTTAAGTGCAGCAGGCGGCAGTAAACCATATTGTAATTTACCGCCATCAAATTTACGGCCACCTGTTGTCGCTGTTTGTGATTCTTTTACAACTTTGCTTGTCATAGACGACCCGTATATTGTGCAACAGCAGGCATATTACCAGTAAATGCATAAGTGCCGATGTGTTGTGTTTTCATCCAAGGACATAGCCAAACTTGTCCGCCAATTTTACGCCACATTTGACAGAACATATAATCTTCACTTAGATAACGGTCAGAACCGCCGCCTGTAATTGATTCTTTTGTATCAATGACTGTATCAAAGAAGGCGTGAATGTAACGAGAACCATCAAAGTTAGCTTGACCAACATGGTCAGGTTTGTAGTGAATCATAGGATAAGCATCTTTCATCTTATCAAATACACCACGCTTGACCATCATATAACCAGTACCAATTTCAAGCACTTCTAGTGGGTCTGTAACTTGAAATGACTGTGTGCCTTTTACAACATTAAACACATATTCACCAACAAGAGTTTCTAATTCTTTTGGTTCCATATTAGGATTATTTCTTGCGGCCTGTGCCACATTACCCCAATTGATTGACTTCTTAGGATAAGGACCACCAATCACATCTTTATCAAGTGCTAACATAGCAATTACATCTTGTGGATTGTAATGAATGTCCGAATCAATAAAGAGGAGATGGGTAAAATCAGAACGGAGAAATTCATCTACAAGGTAGTTACGAGCCCTTGTGATGAGTGATTCGTTGAACAGAAAGGAGAATTTTGTTTCTACACCATATTTGGACATGGTGGTTTGTAAATCTAGGCATGATTTAATGTATAGGCCATGAGCCATGCCACCATACATCGGTGTTGCCACGAACACCTTGTTTTTCTTTAAATCTTCTACTTTAACTTGAATTTCCATGACAACTCCATAAACAAAAAAGAGGAAGTAACACCTATATGTATTACTTCCTCATCGCTTTTCCTAAACTATTTTAGGCAAAAGCACGCTCTCCCTGAGCACGCAGAGCGGCAATACCTGCGGCTACCATGCGCTTAGTTGGCTGACCAAGGCGATAGAAAGAAACTTTTTCGCCGTTAGCATTGAAGCGAGTGTTGTGGTAAATTGCATGACCTTCGTTACGCAACTCATTGATAGTAGCGGAAGGGTTTGCGATACCAAAAACAGATTGCATCTTGGCAACGGTGAGAGTGTTATACTCGCTGTCTTTAGAAAGATAGGCGAGAACTTTAGCTTTAGCTGATTTCATTACGAAATACTCCATAAAATGGTCGCAACAAGGTAAACATTTGAGAGGCGACCGTTCTCTCAAATTTGATAATATAATTATAACATATCTGAAACATTTATACAAGCTTTATACAGGCAAATGTTACAAAAAAAGGCCTGTGTTGCCACAGGCCAAAGTGCCGAACTACAAACTTATTAGTAAGGTTGTTCTTCAGGTTTTACTTCTTCAACAACAGGTTCAGGTTGAGGTGCAAGAATCTGTTCAGCAGAAGCACCTGCATCAACCTTAGTATACAGGTCAACAAATGATGCCTTAGTGTCATCATCAAAACGATTCAGACACAGAGTAATTGCCTTCATCTTATCACCAAAGATGCCGTATGTTTCAACAATATGCACAAGACGGCGAGTAGAAATCACTTCATCGCAACCGCCATCGGCGAATGTTTTACGAATCACATCAGCCCAAGTAACAAGCTTCTCGGCAAAATCATTATCTGCTTTACCAACAGAAGCAAGTTCTTTCTCAATAATCTTGCGTTCAGTTTTAACAGGAGGAAATTCTTGTTCCATTGTGGTACGAAAACGCTCAAGGAATGCTTCGTTCAAAACATTGGTGAACATATAACGACCGTCATCTGAACCTTTACCTTTAGTATTTGCGGTAGCAAACACGGTAAAACCGGGTGCAGGTGAAATCAATTCACCTTTCTTTTTCAACATAAACGGTTTACCTTCTAGCACACGCTGCAAACTGGAGAGGTTCTGAGCACCGTAATCAATCTCATCAATACAGAGAACAGCACCTTGACGAGCGGCAGTAGTCACAGGACCATCACGCCATTCCATATTACCATCAATCAGAACATAGTTACCTAGAAGGTCACTCTCATCAGTTTCAGGTGTCATTGACACACAAACGAATTTGCGTTTTGCCTTAGCACAAGCCTGTTCAATAGACATGGTCTTGCCGTTACCTGAGTGACCTGAGATAAACACAGGAAAGAATCGCATAGAAGAAACAATTGACAATACATCATCAAAGTTACCAAATGGTACATAGTTTTTGTAAGCAACAGGCACTAGGTTAGTAACATCTAGGTCAGTTGTTACATTACTGATTTTATGACTAGATTTTTCAACAGGTTTGGACATAGGAATCACTTGCGCTTGTAGAGCAGGTTGCATATTAACATTGGCATTTGGCACTAGATATTGACCACGACCAACACGATTAGATTCTTCTTTAGTGAAGAATTGGGTTGATTTAAGACCGAGGTCGGTTGCAATTGTTTTGATTTCTGATTTACTAACAGTTTGTTTACCAGTAGCAATCAAAGCATCAATGAACATTTGTTTTAGTTCGGCACGGTTACTCATAATATAAAACTCCTATCAAAGAAAAATAATTATAACAAATAAACATCAACTTAAGCGGCAATACCTTGGATAAACCGAGATACTAATACCCGATTTACTGCCCGTTTTTTATTGTATTTGGCAAATGCCGTTGCCAACTTCTTCGCAGTAAATTTACCTTCTACTTCAATACCATCTTCATCATCGGTGGTAAGTTCTTCGCCGCCATGAATGAAAAAGAAATTCTCATAACCAGAGATTTTGCTTGCAGCATATTTTTCAGATTTAAAATTCTTCAAAAGTTTTTTCTGGTATTCCATTGCAGCATCATAACCAATCTCAGCTTTAATTTGCCACATATTTTTACCTTCTTCATTCACATATCGGTTAGATAACGCATATTTGGCTTCACCACGACCAGCAACAATAAAGAAACCAAACACACGAGCACCAGTCACTTTGTTGAACCATTTGAGAACTTGTGTTGAAGTATCTTCTACTACATTAACAATTTTAATTTCAAATTTGTTTTGACGGTCACGCATGACATAAACTCGGTCACTAGAATACCATTCTCCGACCTTCGTCATTTCAGTCAAGCCCGTTTTGTAATTTTGTCGTTCTTTTTCAACCCAATAACTGTTGAGAGAGTCAGCATCACCGTCATGCACAATGACCAAACTACAAATATCCAAATTGTTGATGCGTTTAAAATCTTTCATAACTTCAGCTGTTGCAACAATAGCTTGTGTCATTGGTGTATTGTTTAGTTGCTCAGATTCTGGCCTTGGATATAAACGATAATTACCATCTTTGTAAGATTCCATTAGCATACACATATTTTTCAGAGCAACCGTAAATTCAGCGTTTGACATTTTAGAATTCAGGTACTCACGCAAATGAACATTATTAAAATTCATTTCACCAAGATTTTGAGTAAAACAATTGTATTTGTCTGTACCAGAATAATCACGGCTAAATTGATGTGTCTGTTGGTCATCTACATCAAGACCAAGGTCAATGGTTTTGACTGTCGCTGATTCAGTAAAGCCATACACAACAAACGGAATATTCACTTTGCGGCAGAACATTGACAATACGAGAATCTGCTCAATAGAACCAGACATATTTCTAGACATAGAACCAGAGCGGTCAAGTAACAATACAAGGCCATGACTTTTGCCTTTTGGTGTCATCATTACTTTGCGGAAAATGTTATCGTCAAACTTATAAGAAGAAAGTTTACTGATATCAATATCGCCAGTATCGGACAGTTTTGACTTGCTGAAAGCTTTTGCAGCCTTACGCATTTCAAATTCTTTAGCAAGCAGACCAACATAACGCTCATTACGGCGTTTGAATTCATTCATAACTTCTACTGGTTTGTTTGGTTCAATGAACGATTCAGCAATAAATTTTTTCCATGATTTACTCATCAACTCTTGCACCCGTTTGGCAGGAGTAATAATGTTTTTTAGGATTGGTTTAGGAATGTCAACATAAACAAACTCTTTGCATTTATCGTCAAGCAATTGTGTTTCATTGCGGCGATAGTTTTCATCTGTTTTGCAAGTAGGGTTAAACTGGTCTTTATCGCCAGGGTGTGATTCTTTGTCATGTGCAATGCTGTCGCCTAATTCTTCTGAATTAGAATCAAATTCATCATCGGTTGCTTTGCTGTGTTGTGATTGAGAATCGCCGTTTTCAATCTCATTGGTTTCATCACCCTCTCCGTCATAATCATCACCGTCATCACCTTCTTCATAGTCATCATTGCCATAATCAGACATATCATAACCATCATCCGAATCAGCACCTTCAGCCATCATTTCATCAAATTGTTGAAGAGCCATTTCATGCTGTTCATCTTTTGAATACTGATAAACTTTTTCAGTAATACGCAAAACATCGGCCCAAGTTTCAGCAGCTTGCACTTCTTTGACCAACAATCCTTCGTTAGCCGAGAATTTAATCCATGTTGCTTGCCATTGTGATTTACTGAAAAGATTTAGACGGTCAATAAACGGCAATTCATTTACATCACGGTCCTTAATACCAAAGAAATCACGGTTGTTGAGTTCTTGGTATGCAAGACGAAATGCGGTATTTAAACCAGGGTATTTGCGTTTGACTTTTTTCTCAATGCGAGCATCTTCAACGACATTCAAAAAGTTTTTGTAGTTTTTGTTCTTGTCATTGTCCATTACCGCATCATGCCAACCTTCAGCTGGTGTATAGAGAGCATGACCAACTTCATGGCCGACCAACAGGTCGTAAATGAAACCTGTCATATTTTGCCAAATTGGAAGGTATAGAATACGGTTTTTGGTGTCAAACCGTGCAGTAGAAATTTTCTGGTGTTGAACCGTAAGATTCTCGGTTGCCAGTAATTTTGCTAATTGTGATTTTTGTTCGGCAGTAAACGACATGGAAATACCCTTACTCATTGTTATTTAACCATTATATCACCATTTGGCCGGTTTGTCAATAGGGTTGTTGCATAAAAACAACACCTTCTATTGCATACCAGGTCTATGTTAGTGACCACTTACTTACATGAATGGAGCGGTTAACAGGAGTTAAACCTGTCTGCCTACGGGGGTAGGTTGTCTCGGACTCACCGCATGAAAGGATATTATACGCTAATTATCGGCCCACTTGCGGCAAATATTTAGCCTTTGTTTCTTCCCATGATAACACGGTAAGGTCATCATAGAAAAGAGTGTCAGAAGAAACTCTGCCTTTTTTAACCAACTGTTTGATTCTTGGCTTGGCGTGCTTCTCTTTCCATATATTACTTAGTGCTTCTACATCAGTATTAAACAACTTTTTCATATCTTTGCCATCATTATCGCCGCGGAGAAATTCGCAGGTCTTATCATACAAAGGTGCAAAGTAAATGCCTCTTGCGTGTTCAGAACGAATCAATTCTTTTGGCACAGATAACTTAGCATAAGCAAAAGACAATGAACGATTTTTGTGGTCACGCTTATGCGGTTGACCACTTGGTTTCTTTGCTACATACCATTCAAAATACTTTCGTGTATGGTTTACTTTCAACCACTCACGAATCATGTAACGAGTATCTTGCAATGGTTCAAACGATACTGAACCTGAGGTAAAGCCCATTGGCTGCCAGTAGTCCAGATTATCGTATTGGGACAACCCACCAGCTTTTGTTTTACCATAAAGTGATGTTGTTGTAATACTTACCAACTTATCACCATATAGTTTTTCCCATAGTTCTTGTATGGGTGTGGCTAAACAAAGCAAAGCCAACAATTTACCGCCAACATAATTAAAACCAAGAGGTTGTAATGGCACAATTGTAGAACCAATTGCCGTATGGTTAATCATACCACCTTGTGTTTTCTTTTCTCTACTCCAACCAATAAAGTTATCTCTTGGTGTTAAATCTAAAAAGTCGGATGAAATACAAATAACACCAAGGTATTTTTGTGTTGGTTTATCTTTGACAATAAAGTTTAGATTACGACCAATGTTGGAGTTATTCTTCATTGTGGAAGAAAAGGTACGAATACAATTCCACAATTCAGGTAAATTATCTTGTTTATTGGCATATACAAGCTCAGGTTCTAATGCCAAGTATGCATCAGGGTCGTTTGGTATCCAAAAATTGTTTTTGATTTCTTGTATGGCCCGGCGTTGACCCTCATCTTCTAACAGACATTCTTCACCCCATAATGTTTGTGTTACAATAGATGGGTATTTTTCTTGCACTTCACACCACTTTTGAAACAAGGTATATTCTTTCACATCCATTTGTGAAACATAGCCTAGTTCTTTGATGGTTCTATCACGCAGTTCATCTTCGGTGAAAGACAATGGCTTAATTGGCGTTTGTTCTTGCCATTTCTGCCATTGTGTTTCTACATCATCTTTAGGGTCAAAACTATAAGCCATTATTTCTTTCTATTACGAATAACCTTCTTCATTATTTTTTCCTGTTTTTTTCTTGCCATTTGTAATGCAACAGGGCCTACATACTCAACAAACTTTTTGCCGTTCATATGGTCAAGTTCATGTAAAAAACATCTTGCACTTAGACCTTCTAGGCGAGTTTGTTTTGTTTGTCCATTTTCATCAGTAAACTCAACCTGAACCCAATTTGGTCTGTCTATTTTAACATACAGGCCTGGGTAAGAGAGGCAACCCTCATCACTTTTCATTACATCTGCCGACATTTCAATTACTTTTGGGTTGATACAAGCCAAATCAAAGTGGTCAGTACCAATTACAAACACTCTTTCAAATACACCACATTGATTGGCAGAAAGACCAATACCACCATATAATTTTCTGGTCATATGCAAACGCTTTACCAGATTTGTCATAATTGGGTTTGGTAGTGCTTGTTTATAATCAGGTATTACCATCTTTAACATCGGATGATTTTCGTCAAACAATGGCAAAGGGTCTAGTGTTTGTTTATATGTTACACCAGCACCGGTGTCAATGGTTAAGATATCGCTCATTTTCTATTCACCCAACTTTCAGCAAATTTTTTAACTTCTTCTAGTGTAGCAAACCATGCATTTTGATGATAGTCAGTAGATGCTTCAAACATTATAGCCTGATATTGACCATCATTTGTAGGTAAAATATCTACTGTTCTTTCATACCCATCAGTAATACGAATTTGGTCTTTGGTCATTTTATTATCCTTGAAAAATTCTTTTCTTTGGCAAAACGAATCACATTTGCAAATTTGTCTTGCAGTATATCTCCTTTGTGTGAGATAACAAACAAGTTTACACCTTCTAGCATATGTAGAATCTTCATCAATTCTTCTGTGCCATTGGCATCAAGGCTAGAATCAAATGTTTCATCAAGTATCAATAGATTGGTATTTGACGAATTCTTTAACTTAGCAACAGCACGCCAAGTCAGCATCAATGCCATGTCAATTCTTTGTTTCTCACCTTCACTAAAATTGTTATAGGTAAATTCGTCACGATGGCGTGATTTGATTGTTTCTTTAAATGATTCATCAAGGTTAAAGTTGACAAAGAAATCTAGTGATGCCAAATACTTATTCACCAATTTATTGATGATTGGCAAATACTGTTTCACAATCTTTGTTTTGATGCCGGTATCTTTTAGCAAATTGCTTGCGACTTCATAATATGTCCGTTCATCTATAAGGTCACATAAATGTTGCTTTAACTCTTTTAATGATACATTTATGTTACTTAATTCTTGTTCTTCCTTTTCTGATACTACTTTAGATTCTTTCAACTCATCTACCAATTTACTTAAACGAGCAATCAGTTTATTTGTTTCGTTGATTGTGGTATTGTTTGTTGCAATCTCAACTTGCTTTTTATTAATGAGTTTTTGCTTCTCATTAATGTCATTCAACTTTTCTTGTTCTTCATTTAGTTTTTGTTCTAGTTGAGTGAGACCGTGTTTGCACTCCATAACTTTGGTATTGAGATTGCCAAGTTCTTCTTCTTTAAATTCCATGGCAATGGTTTGCCTACAGGTTGGACAATTGTCATGCGATTGAAAGAAACTGATATCTTTTTGAAATTTGGATAAGTTTGTTTCAATTTGAGATTCAATTTTTGTAATCTTCTTGACCTTAGCCTCTGTTTCAATTTTAGTTGCCACAATTTCTTGCAGCGACTGGACTTCGGATGCAAGGATTGTAACATTTGCCAATAGTGAGGATACGGTATCATTATGACATGAAATTTCCGTAACATATTCGTTCACCTTATCTTCATTGTTTTGTTTGAGTTCTTCAATATGCTTCTTCTGCATATCGTATTTCTGTTGTGCAAGTTCTATCTCATGTTTCTTATGTGAAAGTAAATCTTTGTTATTGGATAGTTTGTCTTTTACTAAAGAGTTCATTGTAGAAAAGATTTGAATGTCTAACAAATCCTCAATGATAGCTCTTCGGTCAGATGCCGACAACTGCATGAATGGCGTAAATGAGGCACTACCAAGAATTACAATCTGAGTAAATGACTTGTAATTAAGTTTGAGAATAAACTTCTCTAAAAACTCCTGATAGTCACGGCTTGCAGCTTCTTGATTGATTAGGTCGCCGTTACAATAGATTTCAAAGATGTTTGGTTTAATGCCACGAACAATACGATAGTTCTTATTGTTGGTATCAAATGTAACTTCAACCACACAATCTTTGGTATTGATTGAGTTAACGAGTTGTGGTTTATTAATGTTACGAAATGGTTTTCCAAATAAACCAAAACACAACGCATCAAGCATTGTGCTTTTACCAGAACCATTTTCACCAACAACCAAAGTATTGGTATTACTAGACAGGTTAACTTCTGTCCAATAATTGCCGGTGCTTAGTAAATTTTTCCACTTTAAATTACGAAATAATATCATTCAGCCACTTCTGTGTTCAATGCCTCAACATACAATTCACGCATAATGTTTTTAAGCTTATCAGATTCCACATCTAATGTCAAGTTATCAATATACTTAGAAAGAATTGTCATCGTATCTTCTGCCTGGTCTACAATGTCTTGGTCAGTATCAATGAGAACATCGGTAAAATCTTCTACGATAGACAAGTCAGCAACACTTGCCTTGTAAATATTATCTATCACATGGTCAAACAGAAATGGATTCTGCTTGTTTAATACCACAACTTTAACATAGGTATTTTTGAGTGATTCAAAATCATATGTTTTCCACCAATCAAAGTCAAGTTCGGTATCATCGTATGTTACCTTGTTAAACATTGTAAGTGGGTTACGAATAAACTCTAGTTGCCTTGTTTTCGTATCAAATATATGAAAACCTTTTGGGTCATTGTAATCAGACCATGTCATTTCATAAGGTGTGCCAACATATACAATGTTGTGGTCAGATGATTTGTGATGAAAGTGACCAGACAAAACGATATCATAACTCTTTAATAGGTCTTTGTCAATGCCTACCTCAGAAACATTACCTCTGTCCATTTCAAAACCACGAATTTCAAAGTGACCAAAAGCAATTTGAGAACTAGATTCTTTTATCTTTTCTAAAATTTCTTCAGCATTTTCATCACACATCCAAGGCACAATGTCAACGGCAACACCATCAAATTCTACTGTTTCAAATTCTTTATAACATTTGATGTTGTGGTATTCATTCAACAACAAGCCAGTTGAGTTTACCTCTAGTGTATTTTTGAAAGCTACATCGTGATTGCCAAGAAGGGTGTGAACATCAAAGTTCAATTGTTCGCACTTCTCAAAAAAATATTTGCGGCACAGATACAGGCTATTAAAGTTGATATACTTTCTTCGGTCAAATAAATCACCCATTTGAAATATATCAGTAATCTTGTTTTCAATCAGATAAGGAAAAAATACCTCATCATAGAATCGCTCAAAGTATTTGTGAAAATCTAACGAGTCACCTCGGGCACCAAAGTGGGTATCACCAAGAATACATATCTTCATGTTATTTGACTTTTGAAACCTTGTATTTCATCTTTGATTTTAAGTTTTTTCTTTTTTAAGAAGGCAACTAATGCATCGTTACCATAATGTTTTTCTTCTTCAATAATTTGTTTATCTAAATCATCATGTAATTCTTGGAGATGTTTTATATGATGTTTTACTTTTTTTATATCCATTTACCACTCCAATATTTTAACCTTTGGACCTTGACATGGGTTTTCTTGTTTGCAGTTTTTGTGTGCCAACAATAGAAATGGCGCACACCCTGTCATTATACAACAACACAATACAATTGTCAAGTATTTCACGGCAAATCTTCTTCTAAAAACTTCTCTAGACCTTTTTGTTTGCCTTCTTTTTTCTTGCGTTTGTTTTCTTCAAAATTATGAATGAACTCAGAGATGTTGTCATACAATTCAAATTGCCTCATATTGCCGTCAGAATCTTCAAACATTTCAAATTCATCTAAAATACCAAACTGCTCTGTTGCCTTATACTTGACATAGAGTTGCTTTTTCTCTTTCATAATTCTACGCAGGAAAGCATAGTAAATAATCTGTGTGAAATAAGCGAATGGGTTCTTTGATTTGTCCGGGTCAAAGTTACGGAAATACATCAGGCAGTTTTCAATGCCATCTGCAATCATCTCGTCACGGAAAGAATAAGAAATAAAGTTTGGTTTGCGTGACAGGTGGTCTGCAATCTTCAGAAAACATTCACCAATGTAATTTGGTATTGATGGTTCTGGTTTCTTATTCTTTTTGGCTTCATCACAAGCCTTTTTGTATTCAATCAATGCTGCTAGAAAGTCGGCATTGTTCACATAATGTTTAGTTGCTTTTGTCATCTTCGCCTCTTTTTACGCTTGACATATGTAATAATGGTGGTGTTCCGGTTGCAAGTAATTTGTTACTAACTATATCCAGAAGCTTCAACACTCTTTTTCTGTAATCAAATCCTAACATTGAAGCTTTCTCCCCTTTATCGTATGGCGGTACTCTGTTCTGAGAGTAGTATTGGTCCGCTGTAATGTCAATTGTTTCTCCTTCTTTAGTTACTGCCCACCAATGCCAGATTCCTTCATCGTCTAATGCACGGTACAACTTTATGTTCTTGCTACCAAATAATTTCTGTAGGCAAGCTGATGCAGTATGACAATGACCAAACATAGGATTCGTAGAGTTTCTTTCTACCCACTTTTTTGGTAATAAATCTGGTGTTAAGTGTTTGGTAATTATAACACAAGCCTTATCTAAAAGCAAGCGGTTATATTCAAACATTTCCATATTTGGTATTCTTTAGCATGGCATATCCTTTAAGTAACTCTTGAATACCCATATCTAAATCAAAGTTAGGTTTAAATCCTTCTTTTTCAATCTTTTCATTGGAAACCATATAGTTTCTTTGGTCTTTATCTCTACCAATTTCTGCTTCAACAATTTCAAATCGTGGTACATATTTTTTAATTGTATCACATAGTTCACGCTTTGAAACATTGGCAGTTGAAAGGCCAACATTATAAATTTGACCTCTCATATTCTTATTTTCTATTGCCATTGTAAATGCTTGGCATACATCTAATACATGAATGTAGTTTCGCTTAAAATGCGATTCAAATAACACAACAAAACCATCATGCACAGCACGGTAAGTCATATCATTTACCAACAAATCAATTCTCATTCTTGGTGACATACCAAATACAGTTGCAAGCCTAAAACTTGTAGCATTTGGATGGTCCATTAAAATCTTTTCTACTTCTACTTTATCTTTAGCATAACGAGAAATAGGATTTAAAGGTGAAGTTTCATCACAATAATCTCCTGTTCCGTAAGCACTATTGGTAGTAGGCATTAAAACAATTTGTTCTTGTGACAAATACTTCATCATCATAAAAATGGCATCTTTATTTGTAGAAGATGCTCCAACTGGATCCCTATCACACAAAGGTGCGCCAACATATGCTGCAAGAGGTATAATTATATCAGCTTGCTTTAAAATTGGCAATATGTCTGATTCTACCCTCACATCACCACGATAGATTCTAAAATTTGGGTGATAACATAGATGACCAAGTGATGACTGTTGATACATAAAATTATCTAACACAGTAACATTATGACCTAAACTTAGTAGGTCTTGTGTCAACATTGACCCAATATAACCTGCACCACCTGTAACTAATATGTTTGCCATTTATGCCTCGTTTAATGTTTTGGTGATAAAATCAATATCTTCTAATTGCATTGATGGAAAATTACCAATATAGAAACCATAAAAATGTATGTGTTCTGTATTTGGGAAATTCAAATGATAGTTTGTTGGAATGTATTTTTCTAAGTATGGTTGTCTTAGTTGATTACCACCACCTGCACTACCACGGCGAAACTCAATGCCTTCTTCTTTCATTCTTGTCATCACTCTATTTGCCAACTCTTGGTCTTTATCTTTCAGTATTAAATTAAAGGCATAGTTACTTGCGCCTAACAATTTAAACCCAACAAAGTATTTGTTTTGGTTAAGTTTAGATAAAAACCTTTCGTGATTTCTATTCCGTAGTGTAACATTTTTATCTAAGTTTGGCAACTGTGATAGTCCAAGAATACCGCCCAATTCATTGTTACGCATATTGTAAGCTGCATGAGCAAAAATAAAATCAGGGTTCAGTTGAGGGTAATTACTCTTATAAGCCAACTTCATTCTTTCATTACCACATTCTCTAACCATGCCATGTGACCTCAACATACGAAGAATATTATATGTTTCTTCATCATTGGTACATACCATGCCGCCTTCAATTGTTGTCATGTGGTGTGCATAATAGAAAGAGAAGTTTGACATCCATCCAATACTACCGCAAAGCTTACTTCCGTGCATTGCTCCATGTGACTCGCAAACATCTTCAATTAATGGAATGTTGTTTTTGGCCAGAGTTGATATCAAGTCATCAGTAAGTGCATCAAACCCTTGGATATGTGATAAAAATACTGCACGGGTATTTGGAGTAATAGCACGAATAATATCATCACTATTCATACCTAAAGTGTCAATATCTACATCAACAAATACTGGTGTAAACCCACATTGAATAACTGAGGCAACATCAGATATCCATGTCAATGGCGGCACAATTACTTCACCGCCCTCAGGATGTTTAATTTTCAATACAGTCATTGAAAGTAAATTAGCAGATGCACCAGAATTTACAAACACCGAGTATTTGACACCAAGCCATTTTGACCAAGCTTCTTCAAACTCTTTACACTTAGGTCCATTTGTAAGTATTGGGTCATCTTGTTTTAGATGCTCAATCATGGCATCTAAATCTTGTCGTGTAATATTATTTCTCATCAAAGGGTATTTCATATTGCCTCACGAATTTTTTAAAATGATTTGTGTACCGTTATTGTCAAATTTAAATGGCACCCATACTTTAATTTGATGCATTTTTTCTTTGAATTCTTGTTGTTCATCTGGCGGCACAAGAAACATAAAGAACCCTCCACCGCCAGCACCCATTAATTTACCACCATATGCACCACTTTCAATAGCAGTATAATAGATATCATCTATCCATGGTTGAGTGACACCATCAGCTAAATCTCTTTTTATTTTCCATGCTTTATCTAGCAAATCTCCAATCACAAACATTTCTTTTTCTTTGCTAATGGTATCAATAGCTTCATTTGCCAAATCTACTGTTTCTAAGAGAAGGTTTTCTATTGTTCCTTCTTTGATATTATCTACTTTTTTCTTTGCTTGAACCTCTGAGTACCGAGAAACACCAGAAAAACCAAGCATGATGTTAGATTCTAGGTATGTTTTATAATCAGATGAAATTTCAAATGCACTAGATTTCCAACCAGCAATTGACATATCAATCAATCTTATACCACCATGAGCCGCCATAATTTGGTCTTGTATACCAACAGTTTCACCAATAAGGTTTTGTTCAACAATAATTGCTTTCTGTGCTAATTCTTCTTTTGACAATTCAATGCCATTTAAAGCATGAAGGGCATTTAACAAACCAACTGTAAAAGATGAAGAAGAACCAATACCTGATTTAGCAGGTAAATCACCATCGTGGCCAACTGTTATGTTGCCATCAATGTTACAATATTTTAAACAAGCACGAATAGAAGGATGGTCAATCTCATCAACTGAATTTACATTCTCTAACTTTGAATAAGATAAACGAATTGTGTGTTCAAAAAAAGGCGGTAATTGCTTTACATGAACATAACAGTAATGTGCCATGGCGGCAGATAAGCACTTGCTTGGATGTTTATTATACCAAGCTGGGTAGTCAGTACCGCCGCCAAACAAGGAAAGGCGATAGGGTGTTTTTGTGATAATCATAATTTAACATGGTTTAATGTTCCGCTTGTATAGTGACTGAATACGGTATTCTTTTCATGTGGTTTATCAAATTCACTCACATTACAGGCGATAAAAAGTTCTTCACCAATAAAAGGTATATGGTCTAAGTATTCTAATCTGCGGTCAGGGTGAACATCATGGTCACCTGCAAAGATTGTCGTATCAATAGAAACACGGGTACCTGCATTTGGCAATCTATTTGTTTTGTGGATTAAAGCATAATCACTTATGTTTATATAGCCTTTTTCTGGAATCACATCATCATCTTCATAGTAGTCCACTACCCATTGCATATCTGTGTATTCAGCAGAAGTTTCTAAAAATTTATCATCAAACTTTGATTCATCTTTTAGTTTATAGAAATGGAGGTAATTGCGGTCACTATCACCAAAAATTGGCATATGACAGTTCATACCCCATGGTCCTTCAACCCACGCATCTGAATGTGGCAAAGCAGTATCTAAACCACGACCAATGTTATCTTCTAATTCTCTTGCATACTTAATGCGAATGTTTGGTGTTAAACGAAACTTCTTCAAATAATCTGGACTATCTTCAATAAGATTAGCAACCAAATTACACCAACTACGAATAAACAAATTGTATTCTAATGCAAACTCTTTTTTAGGTACAACACCACCATTTGGTGTAACATTCAACCTAATATCTCGGTGTTGATTTAATTGGTAAATAAATTCTGATTCATTTTCTGTATAATCAAAATGCAAAGCTCTTGCAATATAAATGCCAATAGAACGGCGCAAATCATTATACAAATGGTCAGGCACTTTTTTACGAATGAACAAATCTCTTACTTTTTCCATTCGCCATTGTGTGGCCATTTGAGACATCCTAGATTTACGGTATTGTAGTGAACTCATAGTAAACTTTTTATTTTCCTTATAATGTCATCTTTATTTGGAGGCAAATTATCAACTTGCGAATAGAAACCAGCTGTTTTGTTTTCTAGACCCATCACATGAATGTCTGCACCTGATTGTTTGTTTAAATCAAATGCCAAACTCTTTGCAATACCGTCAACATAGTCATCATCTAAAACAATGCCTTTGCCTGTTATTCTTAATGATTCTATACCCATAGCATTTGGAATAAAAGGTTTGATTTGCATAATATGGCATACATCTACAATGATACCCTGTTCTCGTAATTCTTTTGCAGCCTCTATCGCAGCAAACCTTGTAATTGAAATAGGAAATAAAGTAATGTGTGCTTTTACATTAAAAATATTTTCCATTTCTACTGTGTTATTGTATGCACCACGATGTTCAGAAACATAATACACTTCATCTTCTGACATAAATTTTTCATAAACATATTTGTATTCGCCTGGTGTCATAGGTGAAAATATTTTTAACCCAGGCATACGATAGTAAAGCGAGTGATGAGAAGAACCTGCCACAGGACCAATTGCACCTTCCATAGCAATTGACCGAACAAACATTGGGCATGAAATACCCCATATGTCTTTTGACTTTGCGGCATAATTTGTAATCATTGGTGCATTATACCAATTAAAACCTTGATAACGAATGACATACATTGGTCTACGACCTGCTAATGCAGCACCTACTGCAATACCGCCACCTGCCACATCAGCCATTGACAATTCAACCATACCATCATCTTCATAAAGTTCTGGTAATGTGCCGCCAACCCAACCAACTGCGGTCAAACATTGACCCATAGCAATGCCATTTTCTTTAGTTAGATGATGCCTAACAGTTTCTTTAATTGTTTCTCTTAGCGTAGGCATTTGTTCCAAGCCTCCTTCACAATTTCTTTTGCTTCATTATTATATTTTTCGCCAAAATAAATTACATAATTTTTATGAACATCTGGAATATTTGGGTCATCAATGCCAGCACCAGCGTGCCAAAACAAACGATTGGTTCGTATGTTAAACAGAACAGGTTCATCTTTTCCACAATTTACTAAATGATTCCAAATATCTTTAGGGTCATCAGACAAATCAAACCCTTTCATCTTATAAGCGCCAGCAATGTCGTGCATTTCCCAATTTCGTCTTACTTTCTTTTCAGTAAGAATAGAAAGGTTGTTATCTTCTACGATATACCAAATTGGTAATTTTTTTGTAGACGCCCAACCAATTGCCGCAACAAAGTAATCTTCTTCGGCTGCAGCATCGCCAGTAAAACACAGAGTAAATTTTTTATTACCATAACAGGCACCAGTTGCAATTGGCCCATGTGAACCCATTAGACCATCATGGCCATAAATTTGTTTTTCTCTGGATTGTATTGATGCTGAACCACCCATACCATTAGCACAACCTCTTTTATCTCCAAGAAGTTCTAGTATGAGTTCTTCCATATTACCACCAAAATTAAGGTAAGTAGAATGGCCTCGGTGTTGAATAAAGATTTGTTTATCTACATCACCAAGATATTCCGATAGAGTAGCAGAAATGTATTCTTGACCAGCAGAAAGATATACAGGTATTTTAATTGTTTTTGCTTCTACTTGCCTGTAAACTTCTTCTTCAAACGCTCTACATATTGCTGCTTTTTTGTGTATGTTTAATAGTTTATCTTTTTCCATTTGTCATATCAATCGCAGTTTTCATCCAAATACCCATATGGTCATAATGTGGTGATGATACAATGTTACCATCTACAACAACAGGCTCTCTACTGTATATAGCGCCTGCATTATTAATGTCATCTTCTAATGAGTAGTAACCACTAATCTTTTTACCTTTCACTATCTTAGCAGAAATCATTAGTTGAGCACCATGACAAGTGCTTGCAATTACTTTACCTGTTGCTGCAAAGTCCGCAATAAAGCGAATTACATTTTTTTCTTGGCGAAGTTTTTCTAGTGATTTAACTCCACCTGGTAACACAAGAATGTCAGTTTCATTAAGGTATTTTTGATACCTTTCTGCATTGTCCAATTCAATTAAAAGTTTATGTGAAGTCATATTCACACCCATAATGCCAAAAAATTTGCCTGTAACATTGGCCATAATTTCTACATCATCAGTTTCTTCTTTTAATCGGTAAAATGGGTAAACTACTTCTTGGTCTTGGAAATTTTCCCATGTTATAATCAAAGCTTTCATATCAATCTCCTAATAATTTCCTTTTAAGTTTTACTGTTTTGGTGTCATTTAATTCATCAACCGCTTTTTGACCAAATCTTTCTTTCATCAGTTCCAAATACTTAGGACTTTGGTGATAAGTATCCCACGCTTTATCTCTAAATGAAAGTATTTCTGCCGCAGTCAAATGGTCATTTGCTAAGTTTAAGGTTTCATATGAATGTTGGCTATAACCTGCGTAAGTGTCTGGCAATTTTATACCAAAAATTCTGGCCTGATTGTGCAAAGGACTTCCTGGGTATGCCATTGCAGAATAAAAATTGGCCATCTCAGTTGGATTCTCTAAAGCAAAATCTAATGTTGCTTGCATAGATTCTTTTGTATCATATGGTAAACCAAAGATGTAGTTACCACCAACATTAATACCTGCATCACGAATCATACGAATTAAATCCAATACTTTGACTTCTTGAAAACCTTCTTTATGAATTTCTTTACGCAATTCATTATTTGGATTCTCAATGCCAAGTCCTAACCATTTTACGCCGGCCTTAGATAACTTGTCCAAATACTTAGGCTTACAGGTATCAACCCTAGAATAAGCCCAAATATTAAAATCATAACCTCGTTGAATAATTAAATCACAAATTGCTTCAAAGTGCCTTGGGTTTAATACAAACAATTCATCGGCAATTTTTACATTACGAACACCTTGTGAAGCAATATAGTCAAACTGTTTTATCATAAACTCAGGTGACCACCAGCGAAAGATATTACTATCAGCCGATGATACATTTGTTCCTTGTTTAGTTCTATTAATAATATTAATCATGCAAAAAGAACATTTGTAAGGACATCCTAAACTTGTATAGAGTGCCGCAAATGGTTGTTTTTCTGTATTGTTTGACCATGAGTGCCAACCAGCGGTGCGATATTGTGATAATGATGGCAATAAATCCCATGCCATGCCAGGTAAATCTGTTTCTAACATATCTTTTGGCACAACAGGTGATGGTGCATTAAACACAATATTGTTTTCTGAATCTCTGAACACAAGACCATCAACTTTTCTCAAATAGAAATCTTCAAATGTTGGCGCTTGCAATAGATTATGAATTGTATAAACACCTTCATTTTGGCATACTGCATTAATGTAAGGTTCTTTTTTAAGTGTTTCTTCTGGCAATGCCGCAACATGACCACCAACAAACAATATAAATGTATTTGGCTCTAGGTTTCGTAACTCTGCGGCAGTAGCAGTTGCACCTTCCATATTTTGTGACGATGCGGATGGTTGTTGGCCATATACAACAAAACAAACAATCTTTGCTTTGTATTCTGTAATTCTTTTGGCAGAAGTAATGTAATCTAATTGTTCTACCTCAGTATCTAAGATTTCGGTACTATAACCTTTAGAACGAACACTATTTGCCAACATTGCTGCCCATATTGGCGGCTCAATGGCAGAATTTTTGTTTGCTAATCCTTGATAGATTTTTTTAGATGCGTTAGGGTGAACAAATAATATATCAATCATATTTTTTTCCAATCAGTTGTGACCAATCCATAATGTTTATTGAATCTATTGCCGTAACATTTGTTAAATCTTTTACTGCTTCTAAGTTCTTTTGGCTATCATCGTAAAAAATAATTTTATCATCTAAGGTAGATATGAATTGTGCTTTATTGTATGTCTTGTATTCTAACACATGAACACCATTAAAATAACGAAGAATACCAAACAATTCCATAAGTCGCATAGATGGTTGTTTTGATTGAGGCATACCAAAGTATGCACCAACAGAAATGAAACCAACCTGATGACCCTCACTTCTGAGGTGTATCAAGTATTCTTTTACGCCTTTGCGTAGCGTGCATTTAGCAAAAACATCGTCAGTTATAGTATTGCCATTAAGATTGTATGGCGGCACCAACTGTTTTGCCCATATAGGATTACCATGCTTATCAAAAGTATCCCATAATGTAATGTCCAAATCAAAAAGATAAATCATTTATTCACATATATCATTGATGTGTTAGGTTCAAATTCAAATGCTGTTGCCAGTCGGTGTAATGTTTTACCATCAATTACATCACCAGGCCAAACCACTTTTTCGTTTTTCTTAGTGACTATGCCACCTTTTGTAACGATAAACAGTTCTTCTTCTTGCTTATTTAGCAGCTGATTTTTGTTGGTTATTAGAAAATGTTTTACTACACAATCACGAATCACATACTCTTTAGGTGTTTCTGAAGCTTCTTCAATCCAAAAACACGAATCATCTTTTGGTAAATGTGCATTTTTGCCTTCATATTCTGTACCTGCACGACCATAGGCATCATCTAATCTTACTAAATCATGTTTATCTTCTGGCGTTTCAATTTCAAAAATAAAAGAATCTGTTATTGCTCGTGTAGAATGGAAACGGGAACGAAAGATATGAATTTTATCTAACCCTTCTAGTTGCATGGAGTTCCGCAGAAAAGATAACTCTGCTTTACCTTCTAACACAACAAAACCAGTATTTTTATTTGGGTGACAATGCATGGATGTTTGCTTGTCTTTTTGAATATAAAGATACCAAATTGCAACTTCTTCGTTGCGATAACAAAGGTACTCTGAACCCCATGGTTTTTTCACAATAACATCAGTATAATCCATTAATGTATGCTCTTATTCTTTTTGTCTTTAATTATTTCAAATAGTTCTTCTACAGATAAATCTTCAGTTTCTTCTTCATCTTCCTCATCTTCATCTTCTTCACTTATAACATCAATTTCTTCCATTCGTTTTTGTGCTTCTATAACTACTTCACCATAGTGTTTAATAGCAGATTCTTTAGGGTCTATGATGGTAAGAATGTCTGAAGTATAGACCAATGCCGTATTGTCTTTTATGATTTCAATAGGCAACCAAGGCATCATCATCATTACTGTTTGACCAGTAGGTATTCTTTTAAAGATAACCTGCATTGGGTTTACCAACATGACAGTTTCATTTTCTTTATCTTCAATAAAATCCGCTATTATATCTTCGCCACCGTGAAAACGAACTATCTTTATATTGTTATTGGTCGTTAGCATTTTTTAACTCTATGTTATAAAACTTATATTTGAATTTTTCTTCATCATATATTTTTACTCTTTCAATAAAGTGTTTAAGAGTATAGTTGACAAACTTACCTACACGAAAATCATCTGCAATATCAAACAAAGTTGCTTCTGTTTTATTGTCACCCCTTCTAAGCCCACGACCTATTGATTGAAGATTACGGATGCGGGATTTGGATGGACTGGCAAATACGATATTGTGAAGGTTACGGATATTAACACCAGTAGAAAAAGTCCCGTAAGAAGCAACAATGATAGCGTTTGTTTCTTTTTCAGTAATTGAACGCACCGATTCCCGTATCTCAACATCTGTACCACCATATACGAAAAATACATGACGCTTGCCAGCAGCAGATTTGATAATGTTGTGTAAATCTTTTCCATGTTTCTCCACAAATTGGAATAGTATGAGTGTATTGCCTTCTAATGACAATACCAAATTTTTAATAAACTCATTTCTTGCTTTATTCTGAACAATATAATCTATTTCTGTATTGTAATCCCAATCACGAGCCATCTTACAGAGAGGTTCAGGATACTTTAATACAAGGCATTTGATGTTGAAAGAAGCTAAATGGCCTTGTTCAATTAATTCAGATGTTGTTGTTGCTTTATAAACTGGCCCAAACAAACCTTCTAATACTAGGCGATGTGTTTGTGTGCCATCTAATGTACCTGTTGTGCCTATCCTATATTTAGCGTTTGTGCAACCAGATAAAATAGTTGTAAGTGATTTAGCTTTAAACTGGTGTGCCTCATCACCCATTACATAGTCAAACTGTTCAAAGTAATCTTTTTCGTTTTTATAGATTGATTGCCATGTAGTGATGGTAAGAAACTTGTTTGTATGTTTCTCTTTACCAGAATATTGACGATGACAGTATTTGTCTGAATCATAACCATAAGAAGCAAAGTCAGAATACATTTGTTCTACCAATGATGTAGTAGGAACAATTAGTAACCCTCTTTTGAAATCTGCTTCTTGTAACCAACGAACAATCAAATAAATGATAAGTGATTTACCTGATGCAGTTGGTGATAGTATAAGTTGTCGCTTGTTGCGAACGGCCTGTAGAAAACATTTCCATTGATACTCACGCAGTTCATGTGGCAAATTTAATGTTTTTATGAACTCTAATGCCTCAACACCAGAGAATTCTTGTGTAAGCTTGATAGCATCGGCTATCTCTAAACTGTAATCTCTTTCGGCACAAAATTTTTCTATGTATGGAATTAGACCATGATATATGGTATATGTGCGTAAATCCGCTAGGCGAATTTTTCCATCCCATACACGGCTTTTATAAGCAGGAGTAAATTGATAACCAGGAACAAAGAATGTAAAGTAATCGGATAGTTCTTGTGCTATACTTCTTTCACACTCAAACCCAATAAATGTTTCATTCTTTTTATGTAATATTAAATCAGACACCTTGTATGAACTTTTCCCAATCAATAAATGACCTAAGTTGATATGTTCTACTATTTAGCTCTTTCAAAATAGATTGGCATATCTCTACAATTTCTTCGTGTATGGCTTTTTTTGCCATATACTTGTTTAAATCTTCATCACTCTCTAAGTATGTAGATAAGTCGGATTTGATAACAAACGGAAAAGGTTCCCATCCATATTTCTGAAGCTCATCGTCATCTAACTTACCTGTGTAATACTCCCACTTAATTTTCTTCCACTTATTATAATTGAATTCTGCTTGTTTGGCAAGCATACGATGCTGAGAAAGAGCGTTTAGGTATTTACTGTGAAGTTTAGGTATGTCTAACAATGCCTTACCTGGTTCGGTGCGGTCAATGTCGGAATCTTTCCGCCATTCTTCTAAAATTTCATCCAAATTTTTCATAAACAATAAGCCTCCTGAATAGGAGTATATCAAAGAATACTTAGAAAGTCAAGCGGTATTAGAACAATTTTTCAACATCATAGTAACTATACCGAAATGTGGCATCGGCAGTTAAGATGTTATCTGGCCCATCCTGGGAATTCATAATGAAGGTTGAGAGTGTTGTTGGGAATACTTCGTAGAATTTGAATCGGTAGTATTCAGTATTTGATGACGAAAATAATGTCAATGAGGCATCACTAAATTGTGGAAACTTTTTACTGATATCTTTAGAAGCAGATTGATACCTGTTTAATGTAGGCAACTTTTGATATTCTGTGAACGAAACAGGAAAGGTCATTGCACGAATCCAATCGTGTATCTCTAACCAACCTTTTAATTCTTCATCAATGATAAAAGTAACATTCAATAAATCATAAATGGCTTTTTCGCCTGGAGAATAGAGGTCAACAAATGGATTGGTGATAACTGCTTCAGACAAAGAGATACCTGGCACCGTAACATTTTGGCAAAAGTATTGCATATTTGGTACACGGCCAAATGTCAATAGAAATTTATTTGGTTGTAATGGGTTAGGATTACTAGGGTTTCTGTTAAGTGCCGTCATGTAGTTCTTTTAATGTGCAGACCAATGTCAATAATTTGTTCTTTTTCAATCATGTTGATAATACGATTGGTCAAAGTTATTTCTTGTTGAATGAATACCATCTTTAGTTGGAGTTCTTTTAGTTGTTGATTATAGAACTCTAACTCTTTTAGTTTTCTTGCTCGTATATCAAGCAAATCAGACATTACTATGATATCAGTCATAACATTATTTATATGAAAAAAAAGACCCGCTTTTTAGGGCGGGTCTTTAAGTTACAGCGAGTGTCTATTATTATTCTTATATGACACTCTGGTTTAATTACATCAGGTTCTTGATTGCAAAACCACGATAGTAATTGTTGGACTGAGCTGTCAAAGCGCCAAGACCTTGCGATGTGCCTTCCGCAAATGGGTTAGCAACCAGGCCGTAACGAGTTTTGAAGCCAATCTTTGGTTGGAAAGTACCAGTATCAACTGCACGAACCATTTGCAGAGGAACATATGGGCAGTAGAAAATACCTGCGTCATAGGCGTTGGAACCTTTGTAACCAACAACTGCAAATTCGTTTGTGGAACCAGCTGGGAAGTATGGGTCAATATAGACCTTAATACGACCAAACAGAGTACCAGCAAATGTGTTACCAGTATCGTCAACTGTCAGGTTAACTTGACCTTGCAGAGCAGATTGATAGTCAAGGATGCCGGCCATTGCGAGAGCAGAAGCAACATCAGACGAACAAATCATAATGTTACCTTTGCCTCTACGAGTCGTTTTGGCAATTGTATTAGCTTCACGCTCAATCTGGAAAGCCAGACCTTTAACTTTTTCAACCATCCAGCGACCGTTAGAGTCGGTGTCAAGGTCAAATGTACCACGGGTTGTCGTGCCGACTTGTGCGCCTAACTTGGCAACACCGTAGATGGTACGAATAACTTCACGGTTGATTTCAGCGAGAATTTCTGTGGACAGAATGTTAGCGAGTTCTGTCTCAGCATCCAGACCATGAACAGCTTTCAGGTCTTGTGCGAGTTCCATGGAGTATTCTGCTTTGAGAGCACGGGTCTTTGCAGTAACCGTAACTTTCTCAATGGAGAATGCCATTTCTTGGAATGTGTTACCAGCAGCGCCGTCGCCAAGAGCTTCAGCAGAACCGGTTGTCATAGCAACAGCAGCTTGAGCGTTAGAAACAAATGTCTCTGTCGTGTTAGCAGCAATGGCCAAAGAAGTCAACTGGTTTTGAATAGCAGCAGCAAGAGCGGTGTTAGCACCACCAAACTGAGTGTTAGCCTCATTGTAGAATGCCTCTGTACCGCCTTGTGAGCTGTAACGGGAACGCATTGCGAAAATGAGACCTGTAGGACCGGTCATTGGCTGAACACCGCAAACATCATAAGCAATGAGGTTTGGCAGCGAACGGCGAACCAGAGAAATCAGGATTGGGTCAAAACCGGCAACAGGACCAGCGGCAGCAGCAGAGCCGCTGAAACCACCTGTACCAGCAAAGTTAGTTGGCGAACCTGTTTCTTGCAGGATTTCACCAGCTTTGGTCATCTCTTGAGCTTGATTCTCAAGGATAACAGCCGTAACGGCTTTACGATATGGGTCAGCAATAGCTGGCAGGTCTGGATGGTCCAGAACACCTTCCCATTTCTTTTGTAGATTTTCGGACAAATACATTTAAGTGTCTCCTATTTTTGTTTAAACTTAAATTTTGGTTTTAGAAATTGCTTTAGAGACAGCAGCAACAAATGGATCAGCAATCACTTTTTGTTCTTCTGTTTCTTCTACCTTTTCGTGTAGTTGTGTCTCATCGGCCTTTTTAACACCAGATGGGAAGTAGTTCTCACGAATTGTCTCAAGCTTCTCTTTGTATTCTTCCTCTGTGGAAAATTCAACACTCTCTGCGAGCGTTTTTACTTTTTCAGCTTGTGTAGTCGTAAGACCTTCTGTAACTTCACGGGTAATTTCACTCTTGCGGGACTCTACGAGAGCTTTGGCAAAACCAATGCCACGCTCAATTTCTTCGTTGAGTTTGCTTTCCAGTTCTTCAACCTTACCAGCAAGTTCATCAACGAGGTCAACCTTCTCTGTTGGAACATCAATGTAATGTTCAGCAAAGAGGTTACGCAGACCAGCAATGAATTCTTCGGTGAGTTCGGCACGGAGACCGGACTCAATAGCAATTTCGTTATCGGCCAACCACTGCTCAACAACATAGTTGAGGTAGTCATCTACTTTAGTGGTAAGGTCGGATTTGATTTCTTCAACAGCTTCTTCAAGCATTGAAGCATATTTGGCTTCTGTTTCTTCCTGAATTTGTGTTACACGGTCGGCAACACGAGCTTCAAAAATGGTAGAAACTTTGGATTTGAATTCTTCAGAAATGGTAGAATCGTCAGCAAAGAGAGCGTCAACATCTTCTTTCATCTTTTTCTTCATTTCTTTTTTATCTTCTTCATCATCCTCATCTTCGTCTTCCATTTCATGGGACTTTTCAGCAATGACAGAATCAGATTTAATCTCATCTTCTTTCATTTGCTTTTTGCCGCCACCAAGTTTAAGTTGGGTATCTGGAGAAGCATCAGAAGGTTTGGTTGTAGGTGCCGTAGCACTCTTAGACGATGGCGTAATCTTTGCAGAATCATCATCGTTCTTATAATTTTGTGGTGTTGGACCGCCAGCATCGTGGACTTCACCGGCCAGTTTTTCAGGCGGCATAGCTGGAGCTGATTTCTTGCTTGACGACAAGATTTCTGCTGCGGCTTCCATGAGTTTATTTGTTGCCATTAGGAATCTCCTTATGATTTCTTATTTATAAAATTAAAGTTTTCTGAGGTAGTTTTCAAACAATTTAAGAGCAGTTTCCTCTATTTGTGACTTGGAAGCTCTCTGAATAGTTCTCTTTGCACGGTCAAAATCTGCTTCCACAAACTTGCCGTCAATCATCATCCATTCTTTGTTCTCCATAATACCTTGAACAAACGCACCTGGCGCCGATGGGTCGGCAACAATGTCAGCTGCTGTAGCTAACTTTAAGTCATCCTGAACAAGGTTGTAACCCTCTCTGGTCTGTTGTAAAGAACCAAGAGCTCTGGAGGATACACCAACTTGGATATCGTTGTTGATAAAGTTCTCAACGATTTGACCATAAGGTGTACCAAGAATAAGAGCCTTACCATAAAAGGTATTGCCATCTTCTTTGAGAGATACAATCTTGTGCGACACACGCTCAAGGTTAATTGATGGTGTATCTGGATGACCTAATTCACCTAATGCACGATTGGTGTTGATGAATTCTTCTGTATAACGGGCAACTTCATTACGAAGTGTATCCATTTTATACATACGATTGTTTTTGTTGACTTGGTCGCCAACTAAAAATGTGCCTTCAATGAAAAGTTTTTTCTTACCATCTTCTGTTTTTTCGGTAAGATACTTTACATTGTCTATCATTTCGGTAATAAGTTTCATATTACATTCCTGTGAGTGCTGGGTCGTAAGTAGCAGTTTTTGTTAATTGCATAACTAAAGTACCTGCGGTGCCTGTGTGTTCAACCCAAACATTTGATGTTGCACTATTCGCAAAGGTAATATCATGTTCATATAATACCAAATTAAATGGTGTTGAAATTTCTAAAATAAGTGTACCAGCAGAATTGTTTCCTCGGTAAACTCTGTAGATGCCATTGGTTGATGCCGATACTTGTGCAATAGCTGCAGCACTTACAGTTTCTCCTGTTTGTGCAGAAAGCGATGATAGATTGATGTGAGTGTTAGCTGCACCACCAACAATTCTAACAACTGATTTAGCCCTAACGGCGTTAATAATTTCAAATGGCATTTTATCTTAGTCCTATAGATGCTCGCCTACGCATTGACATTTTTCTTTTCAATAAACTGCGGCGAAGTTTAGCTCTTCTTGTTGTCTTCCATGACCGCTTCAATAAGCGGGCCTTTCTTAATCTTACATTTGCTGGTATACGGCGAACTGTACCACCAACAATTCTATAACCTTTAATGCCTGAGCGTCTGCGGTTCTTTTGAACTACGATGCGACCCTTTGCATTACGCCGAATTCTACGGCGAATTTTTTGTATTCTACCTTGACGAACTATGTTAGGATTTCTCTTAACAGCTTCTTCAAGTTCTTCAAAACAATCTGCTTGCACATAACGCTTTGCTTCTTCTAATCGTTTTGCAGCAATTTCTTCTAGACGATTACTTAGGTCTTGCCTTGCTTCGTCTAATTTACCAGCCAATATTAAATCTATAAAATTCATTTTGCTCTACTAAAGGCAAAGTCAGAAGCTTTTGCTAAGTGTGCAGGCGATTTATGAACCATATCTGCAAACTTCTTTTTATTCTCATCATTCAAAGCATTATGAACTTGCGTAATAGCAGAGGCAGTAAAATGGTCAACCTTCTTTGACTGACCATTGCCAAACTTAACTGATTGTGCCTGTTTTTCTTTTACTATTTTATGAAGCTGATCCATAACAGCTTCTTCAATTTGTGTTTCTTCTGCCTGAACAACTGCACCCATTGGGCCGCCATACGGCACAGAAAAATACTTGTCTAATGTTTTGCTATAATACAATGCAACCTTTGTTTTATCAGGATACATTCTAATAGCACGGCGTTTTAATACTAATACAAATGGCGGGTCGTTATCAAAGTCAATTGGTGCTTCTACCAATTCAAATTCTTCTTTGATATCATCTTCTTTGCCGTATGCTACATCACCAACTTTAATACGATGAGCCTTATACTTACGACCAGAAGGACCAACTTTGTAATCAGAAGTGTCTATTACAGCTTCTTCTAATTCTTCACGAACAGCTTGCCTTGTCTTTTGAAAAACTTGTTTGTTGTTGGCAATTAAATCTACCATACGATTAAACAGGTTTCTCATAATCTCTCTATCAGCATTATTAAACTGTGGCCGCTCTTCGGTCATCTTATCTAAAATGCGATGTATCCGTGATAGTTGTGCCTTATTGGCAAGACCAGCACGAACTAACATATCAAACTTGCTATAGTCCGTCTTTTCTTCTTCTACAAGTTGGCGAAACTTTTGCAAGTCCTTCATATTACTCTTGTTCTACTGGCGTATCTGCCGTATCCTGAACTTCAATATCCAGTTCATCTTCAACTTCTTTACCTGTAAAAACAGATTGTGCCAGTTCAATTTTTTTGGCATCAAGTGCTTCAAAAGCTTTAGCAGCCAATAAATCATTCAATAGGTCTTTAGCACCTACTGCATCTCCAGCTGCAACTTGATTAATAAAAGTTTGTGTGTCCATTATATTCTCCGTTTAGCGCCTATTTAGTAATGCTGAATATTTTTCTACCTCAGCATCTAACATAGGGGTCATTGATTCATTATCAGAACCAGTATTATCTTCAGGTGGGTATTGTTCTGCCATAGCAGATTGGTCTGCCTGTTCTTGTGGCGGCATTGTTGGTCCGCCAGTACCATCATCAGATTCTTTTTTAATTTGTTTATCAATATTGATAATATCTTCTTCAGTTTGTTGAAGAATGTTTTTACGAACCCATTGAGCAGAGAAATAACGACCAACATAAGGGTCAACAACTGCCAATGTTTGAACACGATTCTGCAACAACTCTGCATCACGCAGTTCTGTAAAGTTATTATCTTTTACATAATCATAGTAAATCTGTTCTTTAAATTCGTCCCATTCTTCTTTGGTACAAATGCCTTTAAGAACTAATTGTTTCTCTAAAGCATGGTCAAAGATTTGCGAAAACTTATTGCGTAGACGAATGATGAATTTTAAAAACTTAACTTCATCACGGGTAACTTCTGTTGTTCTACCAAGACCAATCATACCACCTTGTTGTGGTTCTAAACGAGAGATTGGCACATTCAATGATTGCAGTAACTTTTGACGGAAGTATTTTACATCTTCCAACTCACCAAGGTTTTGACCAGCTGGTAGAGTAGTAATCTCTGTGCCTTTACCACCTTCACGGCGTGGCAACCAAAAATCTTCAAGCATTGAAAGGTGTTTGCGGTCATCACGCAACTCACCGGTGTTTGCATCGTAAACCATCTTGTTACGATATTTGACCATGATTGACTGAATATATTGTTCAGCCTTACCTCTTGGTAAATTACCTACATCAATGTAGAAAATACGGCGTTCTGGTGCTCGTGAGAGGCGATAGATAACTACCGCATCTTCAATCATTCTTAATTGATTGAGAGGTTTAATTGCTTTGTGTAAGTAAGAAATAACAAATGTATTTTTGGCATCCATTAAACCAGAGTTCACATTAATGATAGCATCTGGTGCAATACGAAGGCCGGCATTTACTGATGAGCCATATGATTGTGTTGCAATACCACGGTCAGTATAGACATAGTATTCAGCAATAGATTTAATAATATCTGCACCAGTTTTTATGTCACGCTCTTTTTTAACTTCTCTTACTTTGCGAATCTTGCGTGGGTCAATGTAACGCAGTTCTTGTATACCTGCTTTTGGGTCTTTATCATTTACTACAACATGGTAATAAATGCGACCATCAATATACCAGCGCTTAAACAAGTCATCAGAAAGGTTGCCAAAGTTTAACATACGAAGAACATTTTCAAATTCTTCTGTAATTTTCTTTTTAACTGTTTCTGGTTGTTTAAGTTTATCTAAGACAATGTTAACTGTGCGACCAGAATCATCATGCGAAATAGCTTCATTGACAATATCATCAATTGCCATTTCTAATTCTGGATGGTTTGACATTTCACGGTAACGAGTAATTAATTCTAACTCATTCCGAACTGCGCCTTCTAGGTCAACATATGTACCATAGTAAGCGTTTTGTGTAATGGTAACTGCACCATCATCAAGTGCAGGAGTTGGAAGTGCAAAAGAGGGTTGCTCAGGAGGTTGTTCCTGAACAACATCTTTTTTGCCTAGGGTGAAGCCGAAGAGCCTAATAGCCATTAATAAATCATCCTATAAAATTGAAGAAAGGCCGAAGCCCTTCTTCTTACACTACACCGTCTGCTACTGCTTCCCACCATTGATAGGTGAGAGTTACAGAAAACTCCTCAATTGTGTCATTTGAACCCCAATCAACATCAATTGGAGTTACATCACTTGGGAAGAGTCCTACAAATTTGTATTTCTTCAGAGAATTGCCGTTTTTACCAAACTGAGTAACTTCACCATCAACTGTATAGCCAAGTGGTGAAAGTGCAGCTGGGTTACGGACATTCAGGTTATGTGAATTGATGCCGTTCATCCAACGCTCAAAGGCGTTACGAATAACGAAATCTTCATCATTGATAACTGTAATTGTCCAGTCAGCAAATGTTCTGTTGCCTACAAATTTAAGCTCACGACCAAAGTATTGAACAGGCACAACACCAAGTGTTGAACCTGGTAGTTGTGCTGTTTTGCACATAAATGATAATTTTGTTTGTGCGTTACCTGGCGCAGAGAAACCAGGGAACGGCATAGAAACTTCAAACAGGTTAGGACGAGCACCGTCACCAACCATTTGGCTTCTAAATTCGTTTACATTGAATGCCATTTATTTTTCTCCTGTTTCTCTATTTAGAACTGTCCTACAACCTCATCAAACGAAACACCTGTGCGAACTGCCACAAAGTTAAGTTGAATGAAGTTAATTGAACGAGCAGGTTTGATGTAGATATCGCCAACAAATTCGTTGCGGTCAATAACTTCTGGTGTATTGTTTGTCTCATCACAGACAACACGGAAGTCAGTAATACCACGGCGACCTTGCACATCACGCAAGAACGGTTCTACAAGTGCTACGAACTGAGCACGGGTAAACTGGTCATTAAATTCAAACAATGAGAATCTTGCGGCACGGCTAATTGCTTTCTCAAGCACAATGAACAGACGGCGAACATTGATGCGGTCAAACGCAGATGGTTTGCTCAACATCGTCTTATCGCCAAACAGAACTGTACCTTCGCCTTGGAAAGAAACAATTGGGTTAATGCCTTTTACATACATATCGTCACGATTTGTTTTCGTTGGGTTAAAGGCCAACTTAATGACATTTTTCAGAATACCACGATTCAGACCACCTGGTGAATACCATGGGTCACGCTCTAAATCGGTACGAGCGCAGAGACCAGCAATGTCACCATTACATGGAACCCAGCGGTAAACATCGTTGTATTTGTCATACTGATACTTCCAGTTACCATCTAATACCGCATAAGAGGTAGAGGTAAGTGTATCACGGTATGCACGAATATCTGTAACTTCAGAACCAGCATTGTTCACAACATCTGCTTTCTCTGGCGACAGGAACACTAAGCAATCTTTACGAGTTGTTGCCATCGTAATCAAGCTATCAGCAATTGTTTGATTTGCTGGGCCAGAAATAACCAGAGAAATATCTACTGATTCAGCCGGGTCAAAATAATCGTATGCAGTTACCACATTGGCGGTAGAAATTGTGCCGTCAGCACCATTGCCAAGTGAACGAGTAACAACAGAAGTCAGATTAGCAAAATTAGAAGTATTAGCAGCAGAACCCCACGCAGTACCAGTTGCGGTCGTTGGGTGGTCCATCCAATGAATATACTTTGATTGAGTTTCAATTACATTTTTGTAATAGCTAGAGTTACCACTATCATCTTTAGCATCTGAAGCCTTAGACATGAAGGCAAAAACTTCTAAAACTGTGTTTGCAGTACCAGTAAATTTACCATCTTCGTCAACAACAACAGCATGAACTTCATCAAACCCACCGCCAACATTTGTAACATAGGTAGAAGTATTTGGTGCTGAAGTAAAGTTATTGTTATAAACCCAAGTGCTGAAAGTATTAGCATCAGCTAAAGAAACTTTAAGTGAGTTACCTAAAGCACCGGCATAACGAGCAGCAAATTCACCATATGTGTTTCCAGAACCGTTTTGATAGTTATTAAACCAACTATCATCGTTCTGAATCAAAAGGGTGGCAGCTGTATTTGCCAAAGCGTTGCGAGTTTGTGCGGCAGTATTGACTGCACGAACAATTTTCAGGTTATTGGAATATGCCAAAAAGTTTGCGGCTGAGAACCAGTATTCATAATTTGTAGAATTCGGATTGCCAAATGTATCGGCAAGACGAATCTCATCGGATATAGTGATGATTTCACCAGCTGGACCCCAAGCAAACGGACCGGCAAAGGCGCCAATTGATGTGGCGACTGATGGGACAATTGTAGTCAGGTCAATTTCTGATACATTTACCCCAGCGGATAGTTGAAATGCCATGGATTTCTCCTCTTGTTATTGGGTCAAATTCGTTTTTATAGTGTATTTATGTTTTTACAAAGTTGAAGAAAGATACCCTTTTTCTGACCATACATCACCAGAATCTACAGTAACTTCAGGCTTCAAACCATCATCAATGAACCCAACCGGAGTTAAGGCTTCATCTCCAAGCATATCATTTTCTTCTAAAAGTACCTTGCGAATATCAATATTCGTAGCATCTTTAAAGTAAGTTTGTGCAGTTAACCACGCAAACAGAACCAAACCCATTACGATATCGTCATTATTACCTTCTTCTGCCGCATAAGAATCTCTGACACGGACAAAGGTATTCAGTTCTGCTATGGTATCAAAATCTTGTATTCTTAATTTATCAGATTCAATGAGGGTTTTGAGGTTAGCACAACCAATTTTCTTAACCGTTTTGGTAGTTTTAATACCAAAGTTTGATGCCTTTTTAAAACCACCTGAGATGGTTTGACCTTTGATGTGGTGATGGTCAATCTTATAAACATATTCATACTCCAAATCATAATGTAAAATATCTACCACTTGTTGGCCCACATTATTTGTTTCAATCAATGCGTAGGCCTCATTGTATCTTTTACACAAACTATAAATTACAGTTGGAAAGAACAACAATGGTAGTTTGTTATTTCTATATTTAGCAACCTGCCTGTAAGGTATTTCCGTCACATCTATGATATTGATGGTATGGTAATCTAGGCCAACACCTTCAGAACAATCTACTGTGGCAATATACAAACGACCTGCCTGTGGTAACTCATAGATATCTAAATTTTCTTCTTGCCATGGTGGGTCACGGAACGCCAATGACCGTAATTTGGCACCAGAAATAAGTGTTGCAGAAGAACCAATAAACTCTGTTTCAAATTCTTGTCTAAATTGTTCTTCTGAAGTGTTGCGTATTGTTTCTTCTTTCCACTTATCATCACGGCCTGGCACCATAGACCAATGAACTTCAATTGGTTTATAGAGGCTGCGTTTTTCTGTGGCATCCACCCACATCTTGTAGAAATGATTTAAACCACAAGGTGTAGAAACAATAATAACTTTTGAAGTTTTACCAGAAGAAATAACTGGATAGGTAGATGTGAAGAATTCGTCTGCCATGTTTTTAGGTACGAAAGCAAACTCATCCAAGAAAATCAAATTGTAGGTACCTCCACGAACACCGGCTGCGGATGTTGCGTAAGCATAAATCTTTGAACCATTTTCTAGTTCAATGTTTCGTTTGTTCCAAGTAATAATACCTTGTTGCAACCAAATTGGCAAATATTCATATGCCTTTTGAATACGAGAAAGAATCTCTTGTGCTAATTGGCCTTTGTTGGCAAGAATAGCAATATTAAATTCTTCTTGGAATAAAACGCACCACAACATATAACCAACCGTTGTGGTAGTTTTACCAACCTGACGAGGCATTTTACAAATAGAAAAACGATTCGCATGAAAGTCACGAACCATATCTTCTTGGAAAGACCACATATTAAATGGGACCAAACCATGGTCCACATTCACAATCTTAACATATGTTTTAATGAAATAAACAGGATCCTCAGAGCAACGAATAAATTCTTTTGCCTGTTCTTCTGTAAATGATATATTAACACCAACTTTTTTTAAGTTGGCATTTCCCAAATAACCTTCGTTCATTTATTTTGTGATGCTACGAAGCATCCATTGGTGTTTATTATGAATATCAATACGACCAGCTAAAAAGTCAGCAAGGCCTTGTTTGTCCAATTGTTCTGCAAGTTTGAAAGCAATGTTGAGAGTACCAATTACTTTTTCATTGTCAGTCATTAACCGGCGAGCCATTTCAACACCAGCTGGCACAGTTACTTCATCTTCAATATCTGTTAGTTCCATGAAGCGAGTAAAAGAACCTGGTGCATAGGCATCTAAAGCACGAACTTGCTCAGCTATTGGGTCAACCGCATCATGCAGTTCTTCATATAAGTTGCCAAAAAATTCGTGGTATTGTGGAAAGTTTTGACCTTCTACATTCCAATGATACTGGTGTGCTTTCAAATACAAAGCAAATGTATCGGCTAACACTTTTTTCATCATTTCTATTAATGTTTCCATTTTAATTTCCTTGTTTTCTTTGTTCGTGCCAGAGTTTTCTTGCTAAACTCATTTTAGCAATTGTTTCTGGAGACAAAGGACCTCTACTTTTTCTATTTTTAGGATAATTTTCCAATTTATATTTTTTACCTTTATTTCCAGGCTCTTTGCCTTTGCGTTGCTCACTCCATATTTTTCTTGTTTCTTTTGAAGGTATCCATCCGGTTTTAGCTTTTTTCATACCTTCAGACATCTTCTTTTTCAAATTTTCAGATATTATTCTTGTTTTATTTGATTCAATAATTTTATCTTTTAACTTTTGTTTTTCATTTTCACTCATGTTCATTCTTTTACTAATCAAAAGACAAGCATAATAATCTTTTTGTTGCCAATGTATTTTATAATGGTCTTTTATAGACAAACATATAAGATTTTTCAAATTATTATTTTGTCTATTTCCATCAATATGATGGATTTCAAAAGAATTACCATTTTCATCTTTTGGTATTTTACCATATGATTCTGTCCAAATTTTTTGGTAACTTTTTGACATTAAATTATTTATTTTCTTTAAGTTGTTTCAATAATTCTGCCGTAGACCCAACAAAAACTGCCTTATCTATTGTAAGGTTTTGTGTATTGTTGGTAACTTTTGGTTGTAAATCTTGTTTACGCTTCTGTACCTCTAATAGGTCTTTGTTCATATCAGCAAGATTCTTTAACATACCAGCAACCACCTCAAATGCTCTTGGGTGGTCAGATTGCTTAGCAACAGAAATAATATGGTCTGCTGCATCGTTGCCTTTTTCAATTAAGTCACGAAGGTTTTGCCTAGCAAACTCAGCATCATCTTCAACAGTATCTTTTACTTTTACAACCTCTGTTGTTTCCATTTGAATTGGTTGTATTTCTAAAGCTTCAGATAATTTTTCATTTAATTTTTTCATAATGTATCAGGCCATTCTGTAATTGTAGTAGAGAAACCAAAGTCATCATCTGGTGCCGTATTTGCTGGAACTGCTTGAGTAACAATTGCAACAGCTTTAAGTGGCGAAACATCAACAGAAGAAACAGTATAACGAGCACCAGAATAGTCACCTGTTATCACATCGCTTGCTTGTAATAAACTATCTAACTCACCAACAATCATTATACCAGACGATGAGTTACTAAAATAAATTACTTTACCAGTTATTTCATTCGCACCTGCTCGGTCAACACGGAAGGTTTCTGCTGTGGTAAAATAATTATTTCCGTTGGCGTAATCCACATAAATCTTTTGTGCATCACGATTTTGTGTATCAATGTAGATGTTAGTGTTTGCTTGACCATAACGACCAGTTAAGGTACTATATGCACCAATTAAACCATTAGCACTTTCGTTTACTGCTGGCCACAAATAACTTTTAACCGTAAACTCTAAGTCCCAAATAATTAGACGAGTGGTGCCATCATTTAGAGCACCTTCATAATCTGTTGTCATGTTTACTGAATTTAGTATAACAGGCATATCATATTTTTGACTCATGCCTGGTATCATGTCAACAGTAACAGTAAAATCTGGTTTAAAGAATGGTAAAATTTGCTCTACAATTTGTGTGCCATCTTCCGTGTTTCGCACAAAGATAGACATTGTAAAATTAAAATCATAAGGCACAGGAGAATACTGTGTGTTTAAACCATTAGTAGCGTTTTGAGCAAAATTTTGTAAAAGTGATTGTTGCTTACGACTACTATCGTATGACATACCTGTAAGCTCAAATGCAATACGAGGTACCATTACATTAATTGATTTAAGTAAATCAGGGTCAGAAGTTATCTGTGTAAGGTATCTTTCTTTTGAAGCATATGATAAAGGTACAGTAAAGATTTCTTTTTCTGTAAGACCATCTTTAGTGTATCTTTGAAGTTGAATGTCTTTAAATAGTGTGCCAAAAGCAACCACTATTTTACGAATTGACCGATTATAATATTGAGATTTACCTAGCATTATGGTTCACCAAATGGGTTGGTTTCAGTAAAGTCAATAATAGAATTGGCTTCAGTTTTAATTCTGTTGTTATCTTGTATATCTTCAAACGCAGTATCCATAAGTGTAAAGTCAGATGCAGTACCAATTGTCCATTGTGCGCTACTGGTATTGCCTTTTAATGTAGAACCAGGTGTAAATGTTCCAATTGTTCTGTAAACTTGTATGGAAGAATTTGGTATAAAATCGTAAACAAGAGCTTGAGCAGTTGCAGTTGATACATTAGAACCAATGTAAACAATTTCATCATTGGCAAAAGTACCTGAGCCACCAGCATCTAGTGTAATGTTTGTTTTTGAATAGTAATTACGAATTTGATTATCAATTTCAGAAATACCAACTTGCACAATCTCATTAGAAAACACAAATTGTTTAAGTTTTAAACCATAAACATAAACATTACCACCACGACCACGGCCTAAAGTATAGAACATAGCTTGGTCATTTTCGTGTTCTACATAAGTTATTTCAAAAAATGCAGTTACAAGAGGAACATATATTAAATCACCTTCTAGTGGGCGATTTAAAGGAATCGTTGCTGCGAATCTTCGGCGAGAAACAAGCAATTGAATTTCATCACGAATCTCTAAACCAAATTTGGAAATAAAATCTTGTTCGCCATCCATACCTGTAACATTTTCCAAATACATTTCAATTGGATAAGCTGTGACATATTGTTTAAGTGTATCTTCACCAAACAAATAATCAACTTGGTCACGGGTAGAACGAGGAAGGTAATAAACATCCATGCCATAAATTTGCATGGCTTCAATCACCAAATCTTCCACGAGCAATTGCTCAGAAGTTATCTGGCTTGCTGGATAATTGTTAAAGTAGACATTGGTTGCCATTCATTTTAACCTGTAATAATCTCACTTGGCAAGCTGTTGAACTGGAATAAATCTTCTTCTACTTCTTTAATTTCTTCACGAGCTTCTTGTGCAATACGAACACCGTCTAGCGTTACTCCGCCTGGCATTTGTATACCAGAGAATTTAGACAAGTTATTTCCCCATTGAAGTTTAATTAAAGCAGTAGCATATTTTTTAAGAAAGCGGTCATTCCAAACATCAGAAACACCAGTAACGGTTGCAGTAACACCAGATAAATTTGAAGCTACAGGTGCCTGTAATTCTAATGATGTTGGTGAACTAATTTTTTTAACTTGTATACTTTCACCACCAATCGTAATAAAATCGTTTTCTAATAATTCTTGGTCAAAAATTGTACCTGTTCCCGTTACAGTATTTGCTGTTGTATTAGCAGACATTGTGCCTGTTAATGTAATTGTTTCTGGTCGTAAAGCACGATAACATTTTACAATTACATAATCACCAACCAATAAATCTCTTGACCAATCAATATCTAAAAAGATTTTGTTTTGTTTACGATTGAATCTGAATTGTGGTGTGCCAGAAAATAATAAATTTAATGACCGAATATGTTGCATGGTAATTTCATACGACACATAAGATACCGATGTAAAGTCATATAGGTCATGCAAGCGTAATTGATAACGCAAGTCAAACATATTAATTGATGAATTTGAATCGTCAAACGGAAAAACTGCGGTAACAAAAATGACGGAATCTGGACAATAAATCCAACCACGGTTTATATCAGCTGCCGTGATTTGATGCTTAAGATACATTTCTTCAACACCATCAAAATGGTAATCTTCAAAGAATTGTAAAGCGTCATCTATTCTGTCACTTACTTGGTCATCGTCAACATTAATGTCAATAACTGGCCAACCTAATCGGCGCAGGCAGTAATCTTTAAATGTTGCTCTTGTAGTTGGTTTAGCCATATTTTATCCTAATGCAATCGCAAATGCTATTGCGCTTGGGTCAGTAGCTGTTACAGCTACAGTTGAAATTGCGTTAATTCTACCATTTGCCGATACGGTAACAATAGGTATGTGCGTTGCATTACCATATGCTTGTGATGGAGAAATACTTATATTTGTAAAATCGGTATTGGCCTGTGCAAAAGCACCATTAGCATAAACACCCGCAGAGTTAGCAGCAGTAAAGGCCGCTGTAATGCTATTGTTTTGTGTATTATCTGTAGCAGTAGCAGCATTGGCCGCTGCAAAGGCACCGTTGGCATAAATGCCAGCTGAAGTAGCTTTAACATCGGCCGTATTAGCAACAACAAAAGCCCCGTTTGCGTAGATACCTGCTGAAGTGCCTTTATCATCTGCTGTATTGGCTGTAGCAAAGGCACCGTTAGCATAAACACCAGCAGAGTTAGCAGCTGTAAACGCAGCCGTTATAGTATTGTTTTGTGTTAGATTTACGCCAGCTTCGTTATTAGCTTTAGCAAAGGCGCCATTAGCATAAACACTAGCAGAATTAGCAACATCGCTTGGTGTATTTGCCTGCAAGAAAGCCGCATTAGCCTGATTAAAAGCTATACCTGCATGAGTTAGAATATCTAAACCGCGAGATATAACTGATATTGAATTGATGTTAGCATTAACAGTTGCAATTTTAAAACTAGAATTAGAAATATCAATTGTGTTATTAACTGGTTCAGGCTGATAATTTGTAAAGATATAAAAAGTGCCATCACTAGCATCACGGAACATACCAGCATGACGCTGACTTGGTGTTACTGAATCATAATAATTTCCTACCCATCCAATATCTACAATGTCAGAACTATAATTATTAGCTGCAAGGTAAATGAGTGGGTCTGTAATGTTTAACGATGTTACATTTTGAGTAATTGTATTACCAGTAATAACCAAATTACCTGTAACATCTAAGTCACCTGCTATAACAACAGTACCAGTAACAGTACCACCGGTGTTTGCATTAAGAGAGTTGTTAGCACGAGCAAAGGCACCATTAGCATATACACCCGCAGAGTTAGCTGCGGTAAAAGCTGCCGTTATGGAATTATTTTGTGTTAGATTTACTCCAGCTTCGTTATTAGCCGTAGCAAAGGCACCGTTAGCATATACACCCGCAGAGTTAGCAGCAGTAAATGCAGCCGTGATGCTGTTATTCTGAGTTGTATCTGTAGCGTTTGCAGCGTTAGCGGCCGCAAAAGCACCATTAGCATACGAACCAGCAGAATTAGCTGCAGTAAATGCGGCAGTAATACTGTTGTTTTGTGTATTGTTTACCGTATTAGAATAATTAGCCGCACTATTAGCAATCAAAAAAGCGCTATTAGCATATGAACCGGCCGAATTGGATGAAGCAAAAGCAGAATTTGCATGATTAAAAGCTGCTTGAGAAAGTTGATTATTTGCAGTAAGAGCAGATTCTCTTGCTAATGCAAAACCACCAGCCGTCACACCATCGTGGACTACAACGACTTCTTTATCGGTATCTACGGTAATTTCAGCTACTGCACCTGTAAAGGTTGCAGTTTGTGCTGTATTACCTCTTCTAAACTGGACTTGTGTTGACATAGTTAGTATTTATTATAGCGTTCCGTAGTCAAGTGAATAATACAGAGGTTCTGCAACAAATCCATAATCTACAGTTAAACCTTGAGCCCCTGGTTGTGCAGCTACAGTTATTGTTTTTGTTACTGAATTAGCAAAAACAACAACACCAGATTCACCAACAAATCTTACGGTATCATTTGCCGTTGTAGCATTTGCGTATGTTGAATTGTTTGGGGTGTAGATAACACCAAAACCCCAATCTGTAGTGCCACCACCACCTGAGCCTGCATTGGCAGTATATTGTTTTGAACCATCAGCAAATTGAATATAGCCAGTATTTGCGATGAATGTATTTGCATAGATAACATTTGCACCTAATATATTACCGTAACTTCCTGTTGTAATAAAAGAAGTTGCAGTAATTGTGCCTGTTACGGTGCCGCCATTGTTGGCATCTAAAGAATTATTAGCACGAGCAAATGCGGAGTTAGCATAACTAGATGCAGAATTAGCAACATCGCTTGGTGTATTTGCGGCAATTCCAGCAGTATTTGCTTTACTGAACGCTGAGTTAGCATAAGAACCAGCTGAGTTAGCAGCAGTAAATGCAGCAGTAATGCTATTGTTTTGCGTTAAATTAATTGCATCTTGTGTATTGGCTTTAGCGAAAGCACCGTTAGCATAAACGCCAGCAGAATTAGCAGCAATGAAAGCTGCATTAGCAGTTATAAAAGCTGCATTAGCCTGTGCTCTTGCTACCGTATCTGGTGTTGCAGTTGGATTTAAAAGGTCTGTACCAACTCCAGCTGATGCACCATTTGCGAGGTCAATATAGACACCACGATTGGTACCACCAGTTTCAAAAAATCTTAATTTGTTTTGGTAGATGTCAATTGCTATACTACTACTCAAAGTAGTATTTGTTGCTGCTAACGCCAAATTAATTTGGCCGCCTTCATCACCAGAAGATTGTGTTGAATTTAATTCTAAACCTGATAAAATTCCAGTTGCAGTAAACGCACCGGTATATGTTAATGGGCCACTTCCTGCTCGGCCTAATGTGTTGTCATTAGTTGCACCAAATACAATATAAGCATTATTAACATTTTGTTGACCTGCAATTCGTAGAGTATCAGCAAGGTTAACATCGCCAATCCAAGCATCATCACCAACTTTGAAGTTTTCTCCGGTGCCGTTATTTGTTGATTCAATAATAGGCGCTTTGAAATAGCCTGTAGATTTATTGAATGTTAAACCTGAATTACTGCCAAGAACACCAGAATCATTGAATTGAATTTCGCCATCAAGACCAGCAGGTCCTTCGTATCGTTCAATTGTTTGGATTGTGTTAGAAGCGCCGCCACGATAGAATATTTTACCATCGTAGGTATTGATTGCAATTTCGCCATTAGCCAGGCTACTAGGCACATTGCCAGTAACATAACTGTGGCGTAATTGAATGATTGTATTAGACATTAGAACGAGCTACCGTCATTTACCTTAATTGCAAAGAGGTCAGAGGTGGGCTGTTCTACAGGTTTTTCGTCAACAAACTTTTCAGGATTTAACTTCTTTAATTTAGAAGGTGTTGCGATGCTTTCTAGTTTTTCAATATACTCTTTCAAACTCGCAATCTCCGTATCTTTTGCTTCTAAATCTTTTTGTAATGCTGTAAATTTTTTCATGCTATCGTTTAAGGCACTTTGCAATCTACTTTTTTCTTCATGTGCAGATGAATTCACATCTGCTTTTGCCTTAAATTCTTTTAGAGCTTCATGTGCTCTAATCAACTCATCATATTTTGCCTGTATTTCTGTTTTTGCTTTACCAGAATCCTCTGCAAGTTTAAGTTGCGTTTGAAATACAAAATTCTGCTTGATAATTGCTACTAAATTCTCAAGCAGAATATCTTGGTAAGCATTTGAAAATTCCACACTCATAACGACCCCTTTTCATATTTTAGAATGTTCCACCAGATAGGTGTGCAAATGTTGGAACGCCAGTATTATTAATTGTCAAAACATGACCTTCAGTTGACGAAGATGCTGTTGTTAGAGCAGAAGTACCTTGACCTAACAGAACACCGTTTGTTGTAAATGATCCTGCGCCAGTACCACCTCTTGCAACAGGTAATGTACCAACAGTAACTTGTGAAGCAGAAATTCCAATTAATGTTGAATTGGCCTGTGAGATACGACCATTTGCCTCTAATGTAAACGAAGAAATTGTCGCACCATTACCATAGTAACCTGCTGTTGTTGTAATGGTTGTATAATCAGTATTAGCCTGATTAAATGCAGCGTTAGCATGATTAAACGCATAGTTAGCATGAACTTGTGCTGTATTGGCTGCAACGAAGGCACCATTAGCATAAACTCCAGCAGAAGTAGCCTTGTTGTCTGCGGTATTGGCTGCAACAAAGGCACCGTTAGCGTAAACACCAGCACTATTTGCAGCAGTAAATGCCGCAGTAATACTATTGTTTTGTGTAACATTTACACCATTAATACTGTTTGCAGAATCAAAAGCTGCGTTGGCCTTATTAAATGCATTGTCAGCGTATGTTTGAATATCTTGGCCGCCAATTGTAATAGAGTATGCTTGAACATTTGCAATTAATGTTGCGGCATTTGATGCAGTTACAGAACCAGACGCTAATGTGTTTCCTGCTGGATCTGTTGTAAGACCTTTGAACAAGAAGAAATTATTTGTACCAGCTGTTCTTGCCAAACCAGTATATTTTGTTCCTGCATCACCATACTGACCGTAGAAACCAATATCAATTGCATCTGTGGTATTATTATTTGCTAATTTAATTAATGAATCTTCAACAGTTAGAATTTCTGTGTCAACATAGGTTGTATTACCTTGAACAGTTAAATTGCCAGTAATTGTAAGTGAACCAGTAATTGTACCGCCAGTATTTGCATTAATACTATTATTGGCACGAATAAATGCCGCAGTAGCTGAATTCTGTGCAGTATTAGCTGCATTAAATCCTGCGTTTGCGTGATTGTATGCAAAATTAGCATGAACCTGTGCTGAGTTAGCTGCAACAAAGGCGCCGTTTGCATATACACCAGCAGAAGTTGCTTTATTATCGGCAGTGTTAGCTGCAACGAAGGCACCGTTGGCATAAATTGCGGCACTATTTGCTACATGACTTGGTGTGTTAGCTGCAATTGCGGCTGAGTTTGCAACTTCAAAAGCTGCATTAGCTTGAGCAAAAGCTAGTTGTGCTTGAGTTCCTGTATTTGCAGCATTAAAGGCCGCATTAGCATGGTCATATCCACGCTGAAACTTGTCCATGTAGAATTGACCACCAATTGCAATAGAACCTGTGCCTGCTGGTGAACCAATAAAGAGTGTATTGCTTGTATATGAATATGCTGGTTCCGCAACATTTAGCGAAGTAGGTGTCGCCGTTACGGTAGAATACTTTAGTTGAATTACGGTGTTAGCCATTTAGAAAAAACCTCCGATAACTTCGGTGACTGATGCGGTTACTGTTTTTGTTTCATACTTGTTTGTAGCTGAATTGTAAACTAAAGCATCGCCATTTTGCACACCTGCTGTGCTAACATCATTAATTTCAGACAAACTTACATTTGGTTTTGGTGCAAAAGTATCTGCTGCAATTGCTGTCTTTGGAGAAGATTTAATTGTAGCACGACCAATTGTACCTTGGGTGTTAATTTTTGCTGTGATTGCCATTATTATTTTTTTATTTCCCAACAACCTTCAAACAATCTTTTATTTTGTTTACAGTTATTGAATAAGATATATTTCTTTTTATCATTTTCAAAATATTTTTTGGCATTTATAATTTTTTTTACTTCTCCGGTATTTACATTAATTAATTCAAATTCTTTTGTTTTTAAAAAAGATAACTTTTCTCTTGTTTCTTTAGAGTGTGTTTTACCATACATACCATTTCTTTCGCCAGTTCTTTTTTCTGAACGGTTTTTTCTTTGTTCATCCGTTAAATTAAGTTTTTTACCTATTTTAATTTGTGAAATTAATTTTTTAATTTCTTCTGCTTTTTCACTTTTTGCCCAACTATTTTCAGACATTTTTTTCCTAACATCTTCTCTTTTGGCTGGGTTATTATTTTTCATATATTCCGCCATTAATTTTTTAGAATATTCATAAAATTTTGAAGAAGGTAAATATCTTTTATTATCTTTTCCATTACATAACATTTTACTAAAAGCATTATAAAGTTTATATTTGTTATTGCTATCGCACATCTTTGTTAACAAAAGATGAGCAACAAAATGTTGTCTAGCAGTAAATTTTATTAAATTATCTTTGGTATCTTTTCCGCCCAAACATTTAGGAATTATATGATGGTTTTCAAAATAACCATCTATTGATTGATTTTTTGATTTTTCAATTAAACAAAAATAAATTTTTGTGTATTTGTTGTTTAAAAAAATCATTATTGTGTTACTCCAGGTAATATATTTACTATTCCTTCTACTACTCTAGTTTTCACGCCAGTTGGAGAAGTAATAACTAAATCATAGAGTGCTCTACCAGGAGTTAAATTGCCAGTATTGGCTGCCGTCATGGCCAAAGTAATTTCACCGTTTGCTATACCTGTTACAGTAGTGGTGAAACTATTGGCGGTTGTTGAATAATAAGATTTGCGTATTTGTGAAGCCGCAGTATAACCGTAAAGGTTTACCGCAGCTCCTGCTGAATCTTCAACATTGACCGTAGTAGAAAAAGTTGCGTATTGCTCAACATTGAGCTCGGTGTATGCAGCCAAGAATCACTCCCGTTTATCGTCTATTTAGTTAAAACGGGAGTTAAGAGGCAATTACATACGCAGGTGGAGTGCTGTGAGTTCTTCTTCAGCTCCAATATAACCTTTGGCAAAGACATTGAAGGCCAAAGAGCAACGAATATTGTCGCCTTTTTTCTGTTCTACACTATGAGTAAAATGAGAAGGAAATAGTTTTAAATCGCCTGTACCAACATTAAAATACCAAGATTCGGAGTTGAAAGCATTGAACTGTGTTTGAGGAAACTTAATTTGCTGATACCGATTGGCTCTATAAAACAAAATCTTATCATGCTCACGGTCACAATCAATGTAAAGAACACCAGATATAATACTGTTTGGATGCTCATGGGTGTGATGATATTCGCCTGGTTTGGTATAGTTTAACCAAGATTGTGTGATATAAAACTCAACGGGATTTTTAGGGCAAATGATATTGTCAACATAGTGCTGAATACCTTTGCCAATGAAATCTAGGAGACCTTTGGCTTCAGGTGCATTAAGAACATAGCGGTCATTAGATGTTGTATTACCCATATTGTTATGAGTAAAATCTTTATGGTAATTAAAGAGAGCTATTTCTTTTTCGGTCCAAGGCCGATTGATATTGGAAGAAATTACGGGAGTAGGAAAAACGCCGTCAATGGTAAATTGTTGATTCATATTATAAAGCCTCAGTCAGTTAATGATGTAATTATTTAGTTGCTATTTTTGGCGGTCGTATTGATGTGGGTCAATTAGTTAATAGACCATGTATTTGCGCCACCAAAATTACTATTAGTAGCAAATGTGCCATCACCAGTAAATGTGTGGATAGTATAACCACCTCCTGTAGTTACTGTACCGCCTGTGGCTCTCTGAGTAGAGCCTGCATAACGAATAACTACAATGCCGCTACCTCCATTTCCTCCTCCAGTAGAACCAACTCCTGGAAAAGTTTGAGCGCCACCGCCACCGCCGCCAGTATTTGGACTACCAGGTGTAGCATTATTTCCCAATGATGGACCTCCACCTTGACCTCCACCACCTAAACCTCCAGGTTGAGCACCTCCGCCACCACCTCCGCCAGCATAATATGTTGGTGTTCCATTCGGAGCAATAGATGTTTGTGACCCAACACCAGCGGTTCCACCTGAACCCGCTCCTCCAGCGCCGCCTCCGCCGCCTGATAAAGGAGAAGCTCCGTTGCCGCCATTGTTACCTTGACCTGGTGTTCCAGGACCACCAGAACCACCAGTTTGGCCACCTCCACCACCTGAACCACCTGGACCACCAGTACCATTATTTCC